GTTTCAGCTTTTTTTGTGGTCTAATATTAATAAAACCATTGTTTGGATTCCAATTTAAATTTAAATTGAATAAGTCTTTTCTATTTTGTTCAGTAAAATTAGTTTTATCTCCAAACCACCAATTTTCCGCAGCTTTTTTTTTTGCATTATTCTTATTTTTATTTTCATGATCTCTTGTAAGAAGTCTTTTTCTAACTGCTTCTTTTTGTATCTCCCAACTACTCATTGCCTATTTTAAATAACTAATTTTTTCTTAGACGACGTGTTCTTTTGCCACCGCCACCGCCACCGCTACCTCCACCACCAGCTTCTTTAGATTTATTTAATTTGTCTAATAATTTTTCAGCGAATTCATTTATTTTCTCTGTATTCATAGCTAATATTTTTTTAATTCCGTTTTCACTCACATCTGGTGACTTGCGTAGCAAACGAAATATAGAGTTCAGTTTTTCTTCATCTGTTATTTCTAATAATTTATCAATTACGTCATTATTAAAATTCACTTTTCTTCCTGTTTCGATAACTCTTGCCTCCATTGAAAAAACAGGCGTTAACTTATGATTTAATTCTTTTTCTAAATCAAGTATTATTGCGGTGTTATATGTCAAAATTTCTTTTAAAAGATCATCCTCCATACTTGGTGATTTACTTATCAATCTCCTTACAGCATCCAGTTTTTCTTTAGATATTGCTTTTAATTTCTGTATTGTATTAGGATTAAAGAGAGCGCGGGCTCTTGTTGAAGGATCAATCATAGGTATTCTTCCTTGTGCGAAAGCAAACTCATTCAAAGAAGACATCTTAAATTAAACAAATATTAAAAATCCCGCCAGCAGCCACAATCAACGCATTTATCCCATTTTGTAATTATTTTTCCATTCACATCTCTTGCATGTTCGCAAAGGACTGCATAATGACCCGATCTACCGCAGCGCATGCAGACAGCTTTTGCCGACCATATTTCTCTATGAATCATTTTTTGTTCAGGTTCCGGAATTTCATTGCGAACATAAAAACCTCCACGCACATTCTCAATACCTTTTTCGGCCATGAGTTTCTTAGTAATCATATCTTCTTCAAATACATCCACGTTGTTATAAACAGCCTCCACAGATAGCGGCGAATGGGTCCGTGTCCAACCTGATCCTTTTCCAGCAAAATGTTGCTTAATTCTCTGTGTTGGATTCTTTGAGACTCCAACATAGAACTTGCCTGCAAGAAGGCGAAGAACATACACATTTGTTCTACTTGCCATTTATTTTCATTATATTTTATTAAAATAGTAAATTTACGCTGAATCTAAATTGAATTCCGCGGCAAACCACCTTCATCTTCAATTTCTTGAATCAAGGATTCATAGAGCGAAGTTGCTGTAACACGATTTTTCAGAGTATTGTAAGGCAATCCCCTTTTTCTTAGTATAGCACGGAACCAATGGACACCCAAAACATTTGGCGATTGTAACTCCTTTACGCAGAAACCCGCCACACCGTATTTGCTCGGATAGCAGGATTCCTCTTTCCCTCCACGCGTAGTAAATGCCTCCTTCACATCCCACCAGTTCAAAGGCAAGAATGCTTTAGCCTTTAGCACATATTTCTCAAGACGGCATGCAGCGATACCCTTGCGATACAGATTCATGTAGTCAAAAGGCGTTTTGAGTTCAAGAAGCTTTTCGGGAATATGTGCAAGAATCCACGTGGTCAACTCAGAGCCAGGACACGGCACCTTGATAAAGCCCATGTCTACAATTTCAGGATTCTTCATCTTATAAGCGCCCTTCTGTATTGTTCGTTCAGAAGAGAAGACATATTCACGATTCCAAATTTCAGCCGGAATGGGTTTCAGCAGAAAGATGTCTAAATCCATCCAATTACCACCCAGCTTATGTAACATGGTAAAGCGGAACAGATCGGCAAAGGGCAAGAAAGAATATGCATTCGCCCGCTTTCCTTGATGGGCGCGACCTTGGAACTCAAAGAGTTGGTTCTCATTCAAGATCAAACGAGCATCAATGACATGGATATGTTCTCGTGAAGGGATGTGCTCAATAAATTCATGAATGGGTAAATACGTATATACATGCACAGCATATCCCTGATTCACATAGGATTGCAAGCAGGCTCTTTCTAAACGACCAATGTGTTTACCTGTCCAAAAAGTTTGAAGAACCGGTCTTTCAAGGGGAGCCATCGTTGAAACTGTTTCTATAGGTGAATGATGCCTGCTTTTTCTAGTATGATGAGTTAAGTTAAAATGATTTACTCGTCTTGTAGGCATCCCTAATTTAGTAAGACAAATTAGATGCCTCAGCCAAAGACTTTTCTTGCATGGAATGTAAATTCTGTTCGAACTACAGCAGCTAATTATCATCTTAAGAAGGCTTTGTCGGATTCAGATCCGGATGTATTTTGCATGGGTGAAACAAAGCTAAGCCATGATAAAAAGTCAGAACATATTCTGTTAGAGTTGGAAAATGAATTTCCGCAATATCCTTACAAGTATTATAATACGAGCAAGAGCAGAAAAGGATATTCTGGGACGGCAATTTGGTCAAAGACTGAACCTCTTTCTGTGAACTATGATTTACCTAATCATGATGGTGCAGGTAATGAAGAAGGTCGAGTCATTGCTGTAGAATTCAACAAATTCTGGATTATACATGTATATACTCCCAATTCTGGAGAAGGTCTAAAACGTGTTAATTATAGAACTCAAGTATGGGATCCTGCTTTTCTTCAATATATCAAAAAGATGCAAGCAGAAAAGCCAGTTTTAGTTGCTGGAGATTTGAATATTGCAAATGATGATATTGATATTTTCAAACCGGAAGGTCATTCTAAGTCTGCGGGATTCACGCCTGAAGAGCGGGCAAATTTCAAGACACTTCTGCTAGAATGCAACCTAGTTGATTCTTTTCGGTATAAGAATCCAACTGAGAAAAAGTTTTCTTATTGGACCTATTTGTTCAATGCTCGTGGCTATAATAAGGGATGGCGGATAGATTACTGGCTGGTTCCTTCTGCGTGGAAACGCAAAATTAAGGAAGCGGAAATCTTTGATCAGCAGATGGGGTCTGATCATGCGCCTGTGTTTCTGCGACTTTAATTCTGCGGTTAATATAGGTAATGTTCTCAATGGGTGGTCTACTATCTAGAACTTCTCGTCCTCTTCCTTCTTCTCCTCCTTCAGCCACGGCTCCTCCTCCAGCCACGGCTCCTTTAGCCAAGAATTCTAATAATTTGACAAAAAAACCATCATTGATTAATCGTTTCTCTCCTTTCACTCGTAGATCTAAATCTGCAGCAAATTTACCTGTAAATTTAAATAAAAATGCTACAAGGAGCTGGGGAACTTTTTTTAAGGGTCCAAAGTCAAAACAACTCAAACATGCTGCTAAACATGGAAAATCAAATAATGTGCGTTTTTTACTTGAAAAAAACAATACATTTACTGAAGACGAGATTGCTGAAGCAATTTTTAGAGCGTCAAAGTATAGACATCCGAATACACTTGAGTTTTTGTTAGAGGATAAAATTTTAAACAAACTTACAAAAAAACAAGATGCATTAAATCATGCTCTTCTTGCTGTATTTTTTGATACAGATGGGATTAAAGCTGATTCAAATGAATTGGATAGAGATAGAAAAGACAATGTTATTAAAAAATTACTGGATAAGGGTGCAAAAGCAGATGTAAATATTAGTGAAAATCCAATTTATAAAAATAAAATATTTAATAATATAAAACCTCTATCTCTAATTCATTTAGTTTTCTTGCATGATGAAGCACAGCCTGATACCAAGTCAGAAAATGCAACTTTTCCTAAAGCAAAAATCTTTTATAGAAGAGCGCATTATCTTTTGAATGCTAAATCTGTTTCTAATTCTAAATCTCCTTTAGATTTATCAGCAATTGGTAATGAAGAAGAAAGAAATTATTACAAAGCAAGTGTTGAATATTTCTTTAAAAAAGATGAAGGAAAACATGATAATGCCGCAAAAATTAAAGAGGCATATGAAGCTAAATTAGCTGCTGCAGAGCAGGCTGGAAAAAATAAGAATAGAGAATTAGCTGCTTTAAAAGCTCAATTAGCTGCTTTGACTGCTTCTTCTGCTCCTCCTCCTTCAACTGCTCCTCCTTCAACTGCTCCTCCTCCTGCTTCTTCTGCTCCTCCTCCTGCTCCTTCTGCTTCTCCTTCAACTGCTCCTCAAAGAAGCCGCAAAGCTAGAGGTCGCAAGCGCCGCACATCAAGAAAGGCTTAATGCCTATAAAAATATGCAAGCATGCAAATTCCTAAAATAAGAAATAAAACTATACACACTCTTACATTTGTTATCCTAAAACTTCTTGTTAGTTCTGGAGAAGGAATTGTAATTTGTAAAGGAACTTCACTTGCAGAAACATTTATTTGATATGCTCGATTCTCGGAAATAATGGTTATATTTTGGGCCTGTTCGGCGTGGTATCGTGGTGGAGAAGGTGGCATCTGAATTAATTTAAAATGGCAAATTGGGCATTCGAAATGACCCTTGTGTAAATAATACGTCATCCAACACTCAAAATGGGAATGTATTCTGCAAGAACAGATTCCTTTTTCCTCAAAGAAAAACAAAGGCAACACTTCTTTAGTCGATTGCTCTTCGTTTTCAAGACAGAAAAGGCAAGATTCATCCATCCTATTTTTAGTTATTTCTTTCCTATCAATAGGATATGTCCCGACTTTTATTACCCTATAATAATCGTAACTGGTCTGTCATAGCAGAAGAAGATCCCAATTTTTTCAAGTCCAGATCGCGTTCAAGATCAAGAGGTGCAACACAAGAAGCAATTAATTTCGGCAAAGGAATAGTAAAATACAAGGTCGCGCCCAAATGTTCCCGTGGTGCAACATGCAACCGGAATAACTGTGATAAATTTCACGGATCAAAGGAATGCAATTTTGCTGCAGGAAAGATGATTAATAGAAGACCTAGATTGGCTGGCGGAAGAAAAAATCCTGATCTTGGAAAACCGATGAAATGCGGAAAAGGATCACAGTGCCAATTTAATCATAGATCAGTTACACGAAAACAGCGGACAGAGCAACATCGATATGAGACTGCTCGAAAGGAACAGGCACCCTCAATTGAAACAAAAGCGGATCTTCTTGCAGCGTATCCTTCGTTAGGTAGCGAAGGCGGAGCTACCTTTACAACAGGTGGAATGACACCTCTGGATCATGCGTGTTTGCTGCTTTCACTAAAGAAGAGCAATGTTGAACATGAAGAATCAGGTAACTCAATTAAGATTCATCTGAGTGAAAGAACAAGAAAGCTAGAATCCGAATCAAATCTATTTAATAAATTCCCCACCCTCGACTATTTGGCGGCATCTTCCTATTCTACTAAAAATATGTCGCAAAAGAATAAAGAAAAGCTTGTAAGATCACTTAACAAATCCGGATATAGATACAAGGAGCATGGAGATTTTATCAATATAGATTTTTAGGTGCATATTGAAAATAGTATCCTAGCAGAATTGAGTTGATTATTATACTAATAGAGCATGCAAAGAAAAGCGATGAATCGGAAATAAAATATCCATGCAAGAACCACAGAATGCTAGAAGCAAAAATAAGTAGTAAAGTATTTACAGATAAATCTTTTACTTCTTTCGTTTTTACCGTTTTATAAAGCTGAGGTAGAAGTTGAATACATGTTACAATTGGTGCAAAAACTGCAACTAGAGAAGCAAAAGTAAAAGATACCATTACTTTATTCAGATATAAAATTCTAGATGCAAGTCAAAAGGCAGGGCAAATCATGCTTGAAATGCCGATATGCCTTCTTATACAGAGCACCTGATCCCGGGTAGTAAAGTGACTCCTTCCATCGCGGTAAAATCTTCTTAACAGTCAAAAGCCAGAATCGTGCAAGAATCTTGCGGGCCGCAGCCTTCTTCTGCAAATCGGGATTACTCTTCATCAATTGGTTATATACAGAAGGACGGAATGCATGACGGATACTTGTAAGAAGATAATCTGTTTTCTTCAGTGCGAAGAAGCGCTTAAAGTAAGATATATCTTTGTCCATATTCTTGATAAGAAGAGTGACATGCGTTATCAAATTAGGATGAAATGCATCCGACTCCACAAACATATTAAGATACCGTTGCTTCTTGAACATAAATAGTTTAAGAACTTGTGATTCCAATTGATGGTAATGTATATCCTTACCGAAAATCTCAAGAATCATATCATAGCGTTGCAAGGCGATTGCCTTAGAAATCCATAGATCAATATCCTCATCGTAGATAGGGCAACGAGCATACTTAATATCATCCAGTGCATTCTTCAGAACCTGTAAAGTCGCAGTAGGATTATTGATTGCATTTGTTACCTTCTTGATAAGACGCTCCTCTTTAACAATCTTGGAAGGCATTTTGGCTCTCCTGCAGCCCATGAAGTTGAACTATATGTTCAATTTTTATTACAAGATTTAAGGTTGTGTATCCTTTTCTAGATAGAGAATGCAAGAGCGTTTCTTTGACACATCCGATTTAATTGAGTTCTTGGAAAAGAAAGATCTTATGCCCGAGTTTGAAAGAGTAATCAATGATGATGGTCCATTAGAATTTACGCAGGAAAATATTCTAGGAGACTATTTCACTGATAAGCGTGATATTCGCTACTTTATAATTTGGAAAGGGCGGAAGATTATTTTTACTGCTAGAGTTTTTTTGCCATTTGGAAAAGGCACTACTGCTCTAATAACAATGGTGCATACAGATAAAGACTATCGGAGAAAAGGAATTTGCTCTGCATCTTTGAAGAAAGTATTTGCTGAATACCCTGTTAAAAAATGGTATTTGGAAGTGTATAAAGATAATATTCCTGCCTTTCTAGCATATCTGAAAATTGGATTTGTGCCTTCTTCCAATCAACCAAATCCTGATATTATTGGTATGAATTTTACTCTTTAGATAATAGATGGTGCCTACTCGGAAGCATAAGCGGAGAAATAAAAAAACATTAAAACAAAAGAAAATAAAGATTGCTTTAGCTTTCTTTGGAATAACACGCAGTTTAAAATATACGATTGACTCAATAAAGAAAAATATTTTAGAAGTATTTAAGAAAAATAATATAGATTGCACTATCTTTATGCATACATATAAACTCAATGTGTATAAGAATCCGCGAACAGGAGAATCTACTGATAAAATAGATAATGAAGAATATCTTTTGCTAGACCCCGATTTTTTCCTCATTGAAGATCAAGACTTGATAAAGAAAGAATTAAACCTAGAAGCATATAGAAGTAAACCCGATCCTTGGAAAACTGAATACAGTAGTGTTGATAATTTTATTCTTGCACAGAGATCAAAAACACAACTTGTAAAAATGATAGCTGATTCTCAAATGAATTTTAATTATATAATCTGGTTACGACCTGATGTATTATATAGAAAACCATTTAGTATAGCATTCTTAAAACTAGTAAATAATACAACCATTTGCATACCTAATTTTCATCTTTTTGGAAAATACAATTTTAATGATAGATTTGCAATAACAAATATGAAGACATATAATCTTTATGGTGATACATTTGATTCTCTGCTAGGAATAAGTAAAAAACAAGAACTTCATTCCGAAACAATATTGGGCGGAATTATGAAGAGTCGCGGTCTTAAAGTAAAAAAAATTAATTTTAAGTTTTCTCGGATTCGTATTAATGGTGAAAATATTAATAAATTTAACTAGTTATCTGTCGCCTTCCCTTCAAACTCTTCCCGAAAGGTAATTCCCACCGGGAAACGCGGAATACCATCCTCCGATAGCTCTTGGTAACGAACAGTCAGTTCCTTTCCAATATAGGACTTTGCTTTCTTGAAGAAGGCAGCACGCTCCTCGTGTGTTCCCTTATGCACCACATGGAAATCCTTACCCTCCTTTGTCCTACAGATCCAAATCACGTGACCCTTCGCCAGTCCCTGCCCTTCAGTAAAACCGATAACTGGATACTCTGCATCCTCAAACTCCTTATACTTCTGCAGATCAACGGACCTTGAGCCAAGCTGATAGAGACCCTGTTTGTTCCTTATCATAAGACCTTCATTATTCTCTAGCACATACTTGTCATGAAATCCCTTTAGATCTTCACGCTTCTTGCACTCTTCTGTAGGCAGAAGATGGACATGCTCAAACTTATTCTTTGCGAAGAAGTTGCGAAGAGTGTGATAGCGCTCCTCGAAGGGCTGGTCGTTCACGCAATCATAGACCCACAGATTTACATTCTTGAGCTGCTCCCTGTCCTCTTCTGTGAACTTCTTCTTCTTTACGAGACCCACAAACTGCTGGAAGGAGAGCTTTGTAGAATAGACCTCTCCGTCCAAGATGAGACCCGCCTTTGTAGCGGGACCCAGCTCAGCGATGATGTGCTCTAGGCCAGTGAATGCCTTACCATTTCTGCTTGTAAGTGCATCATTAAAGAAGATAGAGCGCACACCATCTAGCTTGGCCTGCACATAACAGGGAAAGATAATCTTCTTGCCCATCTTATGGTAATCTAGTGCCAGCATGGGACTAATCGTCTTATGTGCAGCAACAGCATTATCAGATGCTAGACCGGGGACTTGAGCATTACTTAGCTTCTCAGCATATCCTCCTTCAAGCTTTCCTTGCCACGTGGACTGGGCTTCTAGCAGAGCCTGCTGGTAGGCGGTTGTCTCATTCTTCTTGCCTAGATTCTTGCCCTTTGTGATCTCCTTCTCGTTCACCATGATCTTGCCATCGAGCTGGCCGTGTGAAACGCGGAGTAGAGCGGTTTCTCCACCTCCTGCAGCGGCAGGACCTGAGGACTGCTTAATTACTTCAATTTGCCAGATTAGGCTCTTTCCAGTCTTGGACTTACTATACAGCTTGGGAAAATTACCAGATTCAGGGGCTGCCATTTTATATTTCCTTGTAACCTCTGCTTCAAGTCTTGTAGGGCCTTGTAATTCAATTTTTTGATTTTGGTTGTCTGCTTTTGGCACGGACGGTAGACGACCATTTGCTGCTTCTAGACGACCGTCTGCTGCTTCTAGACGACCACCTGCTGCTTCTAGACGACCACCTGCTGCTTCTAGACGACTATTTGCTGCTTCTAGACGACTATTTGCTGCTTCTAGACGACCAGATGACATAAAGGCTGCTTCTAGACTGTCATTCCAGTCAGCAGAACTTGACTCTAATTGGCGGGAAAAACGGGTTAGCCAGTTCTTTCTTTCTCTTATCTCAGGAGCATTTGCACTTTTTGAGTAAAGATTTATTACTTTTTTCACTGTTTGTCTATTCTTATTAATATTTCTTGAATTCCTTGTTCTAGCACGCGCAACAATTGGTTCTAACCTAGAATCAATTGTTTCACCAAAAGTGGCAGGTTTATTTCTTAAGATTGGCTCCATCCTATACAGTATGCATGATTTGTCTGCACATTTACTTCGCAAAAGGAACAAAATTATTCAAGCTCTTCAAGTTTCCTGCACGAGACTTTCTTGAGATTGCACGCACTTCCGTATAGCCCTCCTTCTTCTTCTGCTCCCAAAGAACTAAAGCATCGCGGAGAGCCTGTTCATGCGGGGAGCGTCCCGCAGAGCCAGTAGAAACTGTCTTCCCATGGGAAGCCATCTTGCCACCCTCTGTGCCATGGATTGTCGTGATTGTAGCCTGCCCTCTGCTCTTCTGCTCAACCTTGATCCACCAGAGATATTTTGTAGTGTTATGCATCTTCATCAGCATGGCAAAAGAACCTTGGGCTGGAGGGGCGCCGACCGCTCTACGTGTGTAGCCGCGCTTTGAGACACCTGCAAGATTACCTAGAGTAGGGGCCTTTCCTCTTGATCCGCTTCTTGATCCGCTTATACCTCTTGATGATGCACGCGAAGAGGAAGAGTGCTTGGAGTGTCTTGAACCTACAGGAGACTTTGATCCACGGCTGCTTCCAGTTCCAACTGATTTTGAACTACGGCTTCTGCTTCTGCTTGAACGGCTCTTTGCGCGACTAGATGCACGACTAGATGCGCGACTTCCAGCTCGTGAAGGCGGTGCTGAATGCTCCAATGAAGTAGCTAGTTGCTTTACCCACGCCGCATGCTCCTGTGCATGCGCGCCCGTCGGCGCGCCCGCCTTTAGAGTTCCATCCTTCTTGAACCAACGAGATGCGGCCTGCTGAGCCCTTGAAAGATTTGCCTTACGGTTATTACCATGGCGTGTATACTTTCCACCCTTTACACCTGCTTGAATCGCATTGATAAGCGGCGGAACGACTGTTCCTGACATTGCAGGCCTTCTGGAAAAAAGTTGACCAACTGCGCTCATTCTATTTAAGCATACGAATTAAATAGAAGTAATCAAAGAATGTCTTCAATCAAGGAAAAGGTTTTGGACGCACTCAAGAGCTTGAGGCAAAAGGCAATTGCTGAAAATGAGCCATTCAAGGTCCGGGCATACAATAAGGCCATCAAGGAAATTGATCAGGTTTCTAGCATCCAGCAGATCGATGATATTAAGGGACTGCCGGGGATTGGAGCTAAGATTCAGGCAAAAGTGGCTGAAATTCTGGAAACTGGTTCTCTGCAGGAGGCAACTGATGCTGCATCAGCCTATTCCCTAGATGCATATAACGCACTCCAGGAAGTCCATGGAATTGGTCCTGCAAAGGCACGAGATTTGATCACTAAGCATAAGATTCTGACTGTTGATGCACTACGCTCTGCTGCTCAAGCAAATCCAGATCTGCTGACACATTCACAGACAATTGGTCTTCAATATTTGGATGATTTGAAGAAACGCATTCCTCGGGCAGAGATGGAAAAGCATGAAGCCTATGTGCGGAAGATTCTTCCTAAGGAGTTTGAGATGGTAGTGGTGGGTTCTTACCGTCGAGGTGCGGCAAACTCAGGGGATTTTGACGTGATGATCACAAGTCATGCACTTCCTGAGCTCGCCGCCGCCGCCGCTTTTCAAGATGTGATTGAGCATTTTGAAGAAGTGGGGTATCTGAAGGCAGCGTTCGCAAAGGGGGCACACAAATATATGGGTGTCTGCCGCATTCCTAAGGGTCATACAAATCGGCATATTGATCTTCTTCTTTGCAAGCCGGAGGAATACTGGTATACGATCCTTTATTTCACAGGGTCAGATGTATTCAATGTCTCTATGCGTAAGTTGTGTCTGCAGAAGGGATATTCGCTTTCTGAGCATGGTCTTAAAATTGTTCGGGAAGGTGTGCCCGCACCACCTCTGATGAAATCTGAAAAGGATATTTTCGACTTTCTGGGCATAACTTATGTTCTGCCAGAAGATAGAAACAGTATTCTACCTTCGTAATTGCAGCCAAAGTGTAACATCCTTATTCAATTTAAGATAACCTATTTGTCTCATTGTAAACCATCCAATTCCTGAGTGATCTTTTTCATGCTCGTTATTATTTAATTTAGGAAGCTCATCTGAGTGAAGAACCGCTGTCCAGTATGGCCGATCTCTGAGATGAATAGGACTAATTAAATTGTAATCAACACCTTCTACATATCCTGACTCCTCTTCCACTTCTCTAACTGCAGTTTTTAGCATGGATACATCGCACATCTCTGCATGACCTTTTGTAAAACCCCACTTCCCTGTTCTTTTGCTTTGAACAAGTAAAATCCTGGACATTGTGCGGTCAAAAAGAATGATGCCTGCTCTGCGTTCATCTGACATTCTACTTTCAAGCAAAATTATTTTCTTAAGCCAGAATATAAATGTCTTCAGTCGGTCGCAGCCGTGCCTCTACTTCTCGTGGCAGCGCGTATTTGATCAACATTGTCGCGCTTAACGTTGCCACTTCGTCGGCGGCCAATGACGTATATGATCCGACGGGCGCCTCTTTGATGGCCACGAGTGGCTTGACGGTCACGCAGCTCGGCTTTGGCTCAGCCACGCCGGCCGCTGGCACGATCATGGTCCGTGACATGGGTGCGCAGGTCACAGTTCCGGGCGATTACGTGGGCCTCAGCGGCAACACGCCGCGCCGTGTTCTCCGCAAGGTGCAGCTCGTCTGCCCTAACGCGTCTTCACTCAACACGGTTACCAACAACACAAATGATGGTGTTGGTGGTTCACCGGCGGGCACGACGGCGTCAACGCCCGGCCAGCTTGCCAATCCCGGATTTGGCTGCTTCTACATTGAGGTCGGCGGCATTGCGCCTTCCAACAACACGGTTGGCGGCGTGAACAAGTGGGCCTCCCTTGTCCTTCCGTATTAAATAGATGGATCATAATTAGTATACCAATTTTAAGCATTCTTTGTGTTTAAAATTGTTTTCTTAAGCCGCCTGCAAATTAAATAAAACCAATAGCAATCTAGCAGAAATAATGTAAGGACTGCCGTTTTTGTTCCTCCATTTGGATATTCGTTTACAATGAGAATACGCCAGAAATAGTCCCAGATTCTGAATTTAGTAAATGTCACTGTAAAAAGTGCTTGATTAAGATATACAAGCCATTTTGGTAGCTTAAGAACTTGTTCAGTGACCAATGCATCAATTGCAAGAAACACAGTGCTAATTTCTAAATTAATCATTGCAGGTGCCTGAGGATAAAAGCTTTTTAAAGGAACATTTCTTGTTGAATATAGAAATCCAAGAGTGCTCAAATGATGAATTATAAAATCTGGTTTTGTAGTATGAAAAAGATCTACGAAAAGATATGAAGACAAAATAAAATTAATTAGCTTATATGCTTGAAAATAAGATAAAAACAAAACGTTTAAACATACAGTTATAGATGCAACATTTTTAATAAGGATTGTATTTCTTTCTGCACTCATTCTGGTTTAAATTATGGAAGAAACTTTAGGCACTTTATGTAGAAATGCCTCGTAGAGCTATCACAAAATCTATGTTACCTGCGGTTCAAACAACCACTGCGCCAACAGCTGCACCTGCAAAAAAGGAAGAATCTAGATCTGTTCTAGCAGATTCACTCCTATCTGGAGTTGGAAGTGGTGTTGGGTTTAGTTTAGGAAATGCCTTGTTCAAGTCATTTTTAACTGCGACTCCGGCACCTATACATGATCCGACTGTTCTGGCGAATGAATGCGATGAAGTAAAAAAACAGTTTGTAAAATGCTGTGAAAAATATGATCGGGATACTTGCAAGGATATTCTGGGTTATAATAAATGCCCTGTTGATTAAAATTATGTTAGTAACATAGAAATGCCTGGCTTTAATATGTTCGTAGGCGTCATGGTCTTTTATGCAGTGTTATCTTATGTTGTAATGCCTGTTGCATTTTACAACTTTTTTGGAAAAAATCTAAATTCTGCAGGAAACGGCTTTGTTGTAGGTAGTTTAGTTTCTGTTTTATTATGGTATACTTTTAGATCGCAAATTATTTAGTCGGACTTGCTAACACGAACAGGCCAGTTTGCAAGGAGGCAATCAAAGCGCTTGAGAATCACATCCTGAATCCGGTAGTCACGAAGCGACTCCGGACTGAAGACAACAGCGGGGACACCCGGAAAATTGAACTGCACCTGCTCGAAAGGCTTCTCATCCGCAGAAATTAGGGTGATAAAGTCGCGCAGATAGGCAAACATCTCCGTTGTATTCAGTGCCTGCTTGTGTCGGATCTGCTCATCCTTGTTGGTATACGTTAGAGTATAGAACTGACCCTCCGGCTTTACATGGATCTGGTCATCCTTGCGCGCATCCGAAAAGCTGCGCATTACATTGATTGAGAAGGAGGCATTCATAGAGGATTCGGTCGACATTTCAATTCACACACACTGCTATATAATAATGGTGTGTGCGCACTCAAATTTTTTGTTGGGGTTAAAAAAAGGGTTTCTTGCAGAGTTAATGACCTAGCCTTTCCTACTTGCAGAACGGATCAACATAATACGCGTAATAAGGATAATACAAGTCACTGAAACAAAAAGCTAAGAAGGCATAAATGAATGCAACACCTTGACCTGTTCCAGCGCTGATATTATAACACCATGATAGGCGCGCCGCTCCAAATCGAATTAGAATTACAAAAATAACTGCTAGAAGAGAAGTGAATGAAACAATTCCTACTAAACTGGCTGCCTGAGGATCTACCATCTAATCTAGACATAGAATAGATGAGTGATATATCACATTATTTATTCTCTTTGACTCTCTTGCAGGTCTGGTGGATTGCTGTTTGGGGTATTTTTGATCTAACTATGAGACGATTTGTTGGTAATAAGCCAATAAATCATATTGTCATTTATTTAATCTGCATGGTTGGAGTTTATATCTATTTATTAGCTATTCCTAATGCTGTAATACATCTCTAATAGTATCCTTCCAAGTGTCAAGATCTGCATAATACCTTGCTATCTGCTCTTCATTTTGTTTCTTAACTTCCTTGCATTCAGCGCATTGATTACATGGGCCTTGCCCATCTTCCCATTCAACTGTGTGATTAGACTTAATTGGTTTTGGCATTTCTGGCTTATTTCTGTAATCTCTATGTTTCGGATAATTTTCTTCATTATACTTTACTTTATGATGGTCATCAGGTAAATAATAAGGATAGAGTTCTGGGAATAAATCATAATAGTAGTCAGCTGCATTTCCAGGAGGTGCCTGCCAGATAATTACTAGTCTCTTTGTTCTAGCAGGATTAAGATGCGCTTTGCCATACCATGCTGGCATTCGAGGCATTTTATACAGCTGATACATTCACCTTAGATTCAATTTTTTCAGGTGAACGAATATCTAATTGAGCCACTTTCCACTGTGATGGCCTTCTTTCTTTCTCAACTTGGGAAGGCCTTCTTTCTTTCTCAACTTGGGAAGGCCTTCTTTCTTTCTCAACTTGGGAAGGCCTTCTTTCTTTCTCAACTTGGGATGGCCTTCTTTCCACTTTTGATACTTGTCTTACAATTTGTTCTTGAGGCTTTCTTCTTCTTAAGAGACCAATGCAACAGCACGTTAATAGGCAAAATCCGAAGACAGCAGATAACCCCACTGCTGCATTATATCCTTTATTTATGGATGCATTCCTATCCACATAAATTATTGTTATATTTGTTGAAGGAAGAGGTGTAAAAGAAGGCGTTGCCGTCATTGTAGCAGTTGCTGAAGCAGTCGCTGTGGCTGAAGAAGATGCTGAAGAAGTTGCTGAAGAAGTTGCTGAAGAAGACGCTGAAGAAGTTGCTGATGAAGAAGATGACGCTGAAGAAGACGCTGATGCTGAAGAAGTTGCTGATGAAGAAGATGTCGCTGAAGAAGTTGCTGTTGTCGCTCCACCCGTGACTATCAATGGGCAACAAAACTGATCAGTTGTTGAGTAGAGACCACTAGCAAAAATACATCCATATGAGGCGCCGCGTAAATTGCAGCTAGGTCCATTAATGATTTCCCAGCTTGAAGCTGCAGTAGAGCAGAATTGTTGGGCATTTGCTTGAATAAATGAGCAGTCAGGATTACCTTGATTGGCTGGGCATCCACTCATTGTGTGTGTTAATTGTGCAAAACTAGAGCATCCATATTCTGCTGCGGCTAAAGAAATAAGACTAATTGCGGATAGAAGGCGTAGCATTCTACTTTAACTGCTAGTTTTTGACTTATCTAGAAACGCAAGACGAGCCGCCCTTAGCTCTTCTCTTGTTAGAGGCTTATCAGCCTTTTCCTCAGCCAATTCAATCTTTGAATCATCTGCTCCTTCTTCAAGAGTTGAAGCCAAAGCAATAGATGCCATAATCGCCTCATCAATCTCTTTTGCTTCAGCCTCCTCATCTTCCGCATCCTTAATTGCTAGAATATCAAGCTCTGGCTGAAGGCGTGGATAGACTGCGTTTTTAATTGCATCAATATCATATCCTTCAATAAAAGCCAAAGCAGATTCAACCGAATCGGAATCAGCTGGATCGCCCTTATCAAGAGCCTCTTGAAGCTTCTGCTGGAGTGCTAGCAGATTTAGAGGATTTACTCCACGATTCCTTTCATTAGAGATAATATCATCAAGGCCAACAATTAGAAGTAGTGTGCGACGCGCTACCTTAGTTAAACCAGGTAGCTGCTCCATGACCTGTGCGAAAAGATCGGCGGCTGCCACTATTCTACTTTCTTCCTTTGCTTCCTCCATTCCTGCACCATCAAGACTAGCTTTAATCGCGGCTTCTAGCAGATTGTTATTACTAATATCAATGTGCTGGATTGTATCTAGAGTATCATATTCAAATTGCATTCTTGATCGCTTCCGGGGCATTTCTAGCAAATGCCTACACTAAGAAAAATAATCAATTTTTTTGCATTAGATGAATTTTGTCAAATATTTCTCATAAAGTGGTGGTAAGCGTGTATTCTTTTCAATAGGAATTATATCAGTTATGTAATTCAATCTGTCAAAAAGATCTTTTGATTTAATGATTCTTTCTTCAATTTTGGACGAATCCGTAAATTTTGGCTCATTATATTCTTGATGTCCATAATTTTTCAACTTATTCGATATAAATTTTGCATCTCCAAAATTGCTTAAATGCCATCCGCCCTCTTCGCATGAGTCTCCAACGATACCACGTATCATATTAAGAGTGAAACCTGATTGCTTATACCATTCATACATCATAATTTTAGAATAATGCCAATCATGTGTAAATTTACATTTCAAATTATAACAGTAAAAATCTTGCTGCAATGATAATATAGTAAATGGATTTATTTTTCCTTGACGTATTTTAAATAATAGTTTTGGATTTGGTATTTCATCAACATCAGATAGAATTATTACATCTTCATTCTCAAGTTTGAGATAGTCTAGACCATCTGAAATCGCATTTCGTTGAGCTTGTTCATTTCCCCATTGCTCATTTTTCTCTATTCTGCAAGGATATTCAAAAGGCAAGTGTTTTACCACATGAATTATTTTACTAGCAAACTGTGTATAATTTGCCATATTTTCTTTTAAAAAAAGTGGTTTTTCCCTACCAATAAATGTATGCGGCGATTCTACAATCACAAAGTAATCAACATGCTGATCTAGCAGATTAAGTCTGTAAGTTAGCATGTCAAATTCATTATAGAAAATGAAACAATCAATGATTTTCATTATTTGTTTCTATTCTTGCTTATTTAGTTATTTGGATATAGTTTTTAAATAATCACGATAAATTTTCATGGCATTTCGCATGCCGGATGTTTGATATTGTTTAAAAACATTTCTAAATATTTGATATTTATTGATGCTTTCATTTATTAGTTTTATTTCTTATCTTTCTTTCGTATTCCTGTTTCTTGCAGGTTTTACAAATTTTACAACAAAACGACCGGCTGATTTATGGCTTTACAAGTCTTGTTCTCTTCATCCATAGCACAGTGTATGAATTCATCCGATGGATTCATATATTGTATGTCAATTTTACTAAAATCCCAATTACCAAACCACCACAAATAACATGGGTGGGTTTCTAGTTGCTATAAGCCAATCCACCCATTCCGGACATGATACGGAGAACGTTGTAGTTCACGGCGTATACCATGACCTTGGCCGTGTTCGTTGAGCTGACCGTGTTGTTGGTGAGCGTCAAGAGGAGCGTGGCATTGTCAATGCGGGAGAAGTTGCAGCTGCCGCTCGGCTGGTGGTCCTCCGGCTTGAGGGCGAAGGAGTAGACGTTGATACCGACAGCCGGGATGTTGGTGTGGTGCTGGAACGGCTGGACCAAGTTGAAATACTTGCCCTCGCGCTCGGAGAAGCGGTCGTGGCCGTTGAGCTGGATCTTCGCCGTGACTACCGGGTTGTTGCCCGCAAGGCCCTCAACACGCGTTAGGGAGTAGCCGGAGTCGAGGACGGATCTGTCCCACCAGTCGGAGAAGTTGAACGGCTGCTGACCCTTCCACGCCGCCGGCGTGACGTCGTCGCACGCGACATAGGAGTCGCGCTGCACAACCCACACGAGTTCCTTGGTCGGGTGGTTGAAGTTGAGCTTGATCTTGTTGTTGCTTGACGTGACGGACTCGGCACCCGTGTATTGGAGCTGCTCGATCAAATACTCGTGGGAAACCTGGGCGAAGCGGCGACGCTCGTCCGTGTCGAGGTAGATGTAATCTACGTAGAGGGACGCAGAGACGAGGCCTGAGGAGGCAACGCGGGTCTGGATGGCGTGGTTCGTCGCTGAACCCGTGACGTTGTCCCAGCAGAGATACTTAACGTCGGACATCTCGAGGTTGATCTTGACCTCGTGATACTGGAGCGCGATCAACGGGAGCGCAAGGCCCGGGTTGCGGCAGAACCAGAACTGCAGCGGGATGTAGAGCGTGTATTCCGGCGCGCAGTTTCTGACCTCAGATGCACCACCCGGCTCGCCGCCTGTGCAGTAGTTGTCGCAGCCCTCACCGCCCTGAACGAGCAAGTTCACGAGTTCCGGAACGTTGCCTACCATCTCCGCATAGCCGGCCTGCTTGCCCGCCTCCTGGGTGAGTTCATTCCAGATGTGGAGCCAGTTGCCGTAGTGCTTGTCGATGCGCTGGCCGCCGATCTCGAGCTCGACGGAGTTGACGAGCTGGTGACCGACATAGTTGAGCCAGCGGAACTGGGCACCAGAGCCGTCCGTTGAGAGAAGCGCAACCTGCGGGAGCGTGGCCTGGAGGTAGATGCGGTGGATCAAGTCGCCGTTGCGGCTGATCGTGCACGTGACACGCTTGCCGAAGTTGGCCGTGCCGTTAAACGTCTGTTCAATCGCCTCCATCGCGAAGTTGGTGTGACGACGGTAAACCACCTTGAAGAAGGTGATCTGCGGGTTACCCGTCAAGTAGATATCCTGAGCGCCATAGGCTACGAGCTGCATTAGACCTCCACCTCCCATTTGTTATATTCATCGCAAAGAAAATAATTTGGCCGGATTTGCAAAAAAAATCTTGCCGGGATTATCCGAAAAAATACCCGGGGCTTCAACTTCGCTGATCCCGAGGATGCAGCAACCCGGGGGCGTCATCGGAGCCAAAAACCGCGACCCCATATGGATGAGATTTATTTAATCCATATAAGGAAGCCTGTTCTAAAGTAGATAGCCAAATGTCTGGACAAAAACCTCTTCATATGGTCCTCCAAACAATGGAGGCTCCTGTCAATGAAGTTACAGAAATGCCCACCACCTTAGAGGCATTTCATTCTGAAAAGATGAGGACAATGAACGAACGGTTATCCAAGAAAGCTGTATTAGAAAAGGAGATTGAAAAAAAGGAAGCGCAAATTGAAACATTCAGTGGTGCCCTTCATTCAGATGAATACCGCCTGTTGCAAGAGGAGTTACAAGATTTGGAACAGCAAGTTGTTCATTTGAATAAAGATGATGAGCGACTAGATTATTTCTTGCAAGTCGGTGATATCTTATTCAATTATTACGATAGTCAAGAGAAAATCGCTTCGGGAAACCATGTTAGAAGCAAGAAGGTGGCTAGCAAATTGAAAACACCCCAGAATTCAGTTTTGAATTATTTTAGCGCAAATGATGGAGCTTCACCGGAGGAAAAGATTGCGATTGCGGCCGCGGATAAAGTTGATCAAAAGAAAGTAAAGAAGGCTCGTGATATTGAAGATTCGAATGGCTTGCAGCGTGATAAAGCTTTGGAGAAGTATTTAAGCATTATTGAACCGACTGCTATCCGTGGTGGAATTCTACCGGGCTCTGGTATTGAACCTGATTTTGGAGCATGCCCTCATTGCCCATCAGCTGAAATGGTTTTTTACCACAATGAAGCAACTCTTGGTTGCCCTGAATGCGGCTATCAAGATTTTATTTTGGTAGATTCTGAGAAACCCTCTTATAAGGATCCGCCTCGTGAAATTTCTTATTTTGCTTACAAGAAGATTAACCATTTTAATGAATGGTTGGCCCAATTTCAAGCCAAGGAAAGCACTGAGATTCCTGCAGATGTGTATGAGAATATTTTGGCTGAAATCAAGAAAGAACGCATTTTGGATCCGCGCACGCTGAAGCCGCAGAAGTTGCGTGAAGTCTTGAAAAAGCTACACTTAAACAAGTTTTATGAACACATCCCGCATATCCTGCATAGAATGAACGCGTTCTGCGCTCCGACCATGAGCAGGGAAATGGAAGATAAATTGCGATATATGTTTAAGGAAATTCAACCTTCCTTCATTCGTCATTGTCCACGTGGTCGTTCAAACTTCTTGTCATACTCATATGTATTATACAAATTCTGCCAGCTATTAGAACTAGACGATTTTTTACCTTGCTTTCCCCTACTCAAAAGCCATGAAAAACTCTATATGCAAGATAATATCTGGCAGAAGATTTGCGTTGACTTGGGGTGGGAATTTATTAGAACAATTTAGTAGCCAAAAGTAGGATGACAAATATAAATCCTATTGGTTTAGGTTTACCTTCAGAATCTGTTAAATCATTAGGTGAACTTTATTTTAATTCTCTACCAAAAACAACTGCTCCTGTAAAAAAAACAACTTTATTAAAAAATAATATTTACTCTGTTCCTTTAAGAAATAATTCTCGTAGAGCAAAAACATTTATTCACCATCTTCCTAATGGAAGAAAAATAAAACTTTTTACTAATAATATTAGTATGAAAAATAGGAAGCCTGCAGGTGAAAAATGGACACCAAATAATGCACGTAGACAGGCATTAAATCTTGAAAATGAACTTGCAAAGAATAAAAGTAGGACTAGAAAGATAAGAAGAGCAAGAAAATAATTCATTTACTTAATTAGAAATGTCTGGACCAATTGGACTTGGATTAGGTAATGGAGGTCCTTCACTGGCTGAACTGCTAGAAGTTCCTGCTCAGCCGCAAAATACTAAGTATAATGAAGTTATGAGAAAACTTCCTACGCAATTTTTATGGAAGTTTATTGGAGCATATAATTATTATAAATCTAAAGAAGATAAAGAAGCATTTCTGCAACGAGTTTTAAATATTTTGAATAGGGCTCCCGTTGCAAGTAATAGAAGGCGAAAGCATACAAGAAAACGTAATCTCAAATAATTTGAAAGACATTTTGTGTATGACCGCGGTAAAGACAAATCCACAATGAACAATTCCCAGTATTGCAGACAACATACTGAGACTTTGACATAATGATTGTTATTGCAAGAAATAACTTTGAAAATTTAAGATTTTGATTGATATCAAAATGATCCACTGTTGCTTTTTGCTTAGGTATATGACGAATTTCATCACAGAAGTAGAATGAATTTGGTAACTCCAACATCTTCTGCAAGAATTCAGTTTCATCGCTCTGGACTAAAAATCGCACATTAGGATTATGTTGTTGCACCTTTTTTGCTACTTCTAGCAAAGAATCGTAGGATGGCAGATTTATTTCAGTTGCTTTATCATTTCCTCTGTAAAAAAGAACACATGTGTTTTGATACTCTATTTTATATTTTTGTTCGATTTGATTTATAATTTGCAGAACATCTTTTGAAGGATAAAAATATCGATTAATAAAAGGTATATACTCTTTGTAAGAAAGACTATCATATTTTAGATACTGGAATCGGTGATGAAAAGTTAAACTCGTATTTATTTCAATTAAAACATCTCTTTCTTTTTCAAAATATTCATATGTTATATCATCAGTAGTATACATTTTTTTATACCATTTAAATTGTTCAGAGCTGTCTACTGTTTCAGGTAATTTTTTATTTGTATTTATAAAATCTATGATTGCATTTAATTTTACTGTGCAGCAACTAAAAAATCCTTGCCTTGCATCTTGAACTACTTTTAACATTAGTGTGGTTAAATTTTTTTTTTAAAAATAAGAATCGCAGATTAGGAGGATGGATCCTGTTATTATTATTGGGATAAGTTTTGGTTTTATGTTTTGTCTTCAATCATTTTGTTTTATGCGATTTGTTGCAGATAATGCAATTTTAAATGCAAAGATTAATAATTTAGAAGAAGTATGTTTTGTTTGCACACATGAAAAGCATAAAACACTCTTTTATACGGGAATCTCTCCTCAGCATAGTGTAAATGTCCATTTAGTAACAGAAGATCCTGCAGAATAAGTCTTATTTAAAACATATAGCAGTCAATAAGATAATGACTATTCTATGTTCTATTGATCCTGGAATTAAGAATTTAGGAATCTGTGTTGCAGATCGTGATCTCAGTGGAAACATCATAGATATTCTTTTATGGGAAAACTTCAATTTAGTTTCTGATTCATCTGCCCAAGCATCTAGCAGATGTTCTACGTGTGGAGGACCTGCTTCTTTTTCCTTCAAAAGAGAGAAACTTCTCTGCAAGAAATGTGCTAAAAAAGGCTTCGGCGGTCTAATGTGTGTGGATCCAGAAAAGATTGGTTCGCTTTCTAGCATTCGTGATTTTGGCCTTGAACTAGGATGGATGGATGCTAAGAAGAAGACAAAAGCTGCTCTTATGGATGAAGTTGCAAAGTATTATTTAATGCCTTATAAGGCTGCAAAAGTAAAAAGCATGAGTCCTTCAGATGTTTTTGGAAAAATTCGTGTCTTTGTAGAGACGAGGATTCCGACGTTACGGAAGGTTTCTGTGATCCGAATTGAAAATCAGAAAAGTATTGCTCCTCTTCTTCGCGATATTCAGATGCAAATCTATTCCTTAATGCGCTACATTCTGGAGAAGGATGGATGGACTGGAACCTTTGAATTTGTCCATCCGGGTGCCAAGAATAAGGGTGATGAAATTGCCGCTGGTTCAAAGCAGTATAAGGATAGAAAAGATGCAACGTTGGGTCGTATTGAAAAGAAGTTAGCTGCTTGGGTTTTGGCTAAACCGGTCTTGGCTGCACCTTGGCTTCTCCTATTCAATTCAGTTTCCAAGAAATACGATTTGGCGGATACTTTGCAGATGATTTTGGGCTAAGCCCAAAAACCTGCCTACTCCTTTGTCGTAGATGTGCCTCGGCTAATCCCGTGCTCATTTCATTCGCCCTTGTTACTAAGTAACTGGCGGATGATTTTGGGCTGAGCCCAAAAACCTGTCCACTCCTTTGTCGTGGATGTGTTTAGGATAAACTAAAGCAATTTATTTTTTCTTGAGATTATTTAAATGAACAATATTCGTTCTGGAAATACTGTTCAGTGGACTGATACTACTGCATATCCACCAATTATACACGAAGGAATTGTTAATTCGGGTCCTATTGTTTGTTATAGAGTATATGATGAATTAGGTCTTAAAACAGTATTGGTGGAAAAAATGAGATTAACTGTTATTGATACACGCAGTAATAACAACAATAATAAGAAAAATAATAATGAAAGAAAGAACCGCAAGACTCGGAAGCTGCGTCGCTAAACGGAGACTTGGCTAGTAATTTTAAAATACAATCCAAAGAAGTTCTTTGCTATGATATCCAAGATATTTTAGCCAATGTTTTTGTGATAGATTTTTATCTCTTTTATCCAAACATTTCCTGCGTAAAGAAATCTCAAATAGTCTAGAAATAAGAAACAGAAGATGTCCGTAAGTTTTGGCAGACCTGGTCGTGAAGAACTTGTTGAATTTGCAAAGAAAGCCAATGAGATTGAAATTGGAGGTATTTCCGATCTTGCAGATGATATGGGTATGTCCTTACTAACAAACCAGAATAAGGTAAACATTGGTGTAAGACAGGAATCCGGACAGGGTGAAACAATTACAATTGAACCGCCAAGACAGCAGACCTCTTTTTCCGACAATCTTGAGTTCGTGAATTTGGATGCAATGGAAACTGTTGGTTCAATGAGCCAGCAACCCAAGATTGAAATTCCCAATTTCAGTGGTTCATCAGAACCGTTTGCATCTCAGCAGCCAATGGTTCAGCCTTCAGAATTTGTCAAGACTTCTCTAGAAAACCAACTTACCCCTGAGCAGGAACAAAAGGAAAAGAACTCATATCTAACAAGGTTACAGCGTCTTTCCAGCAGAGGAATGGGTGGTCAGCGCATGACGATGACAAATTCCCTGGAGGAAATCAAGGCAGAATATGGTCGTGTTGTGGATACGCGTAACTTAGATGCATCACTCAAGTTTCAACGCAATGCACTTATGACATTTGCCACCGGTGTTGAATTCATGAATAATCGTCTGAATCCCTTTGATGTAAATCTAGAAGGCTGGTCAGAGTCAGTGCATGAGAATGTGGAGGACTATGATGAAATTTTTGAGGAGCTTTATGACAAATATAAGGATGCTGGAAAGATGCCGCCCGAAGTTCGTCTTGTTATGACTCTTGGTGTATCTGCTGCCATGTTTCACGTAACAAATACATATTTCAAGTCCAAGATGCCGGGTATGGATGATATCTTGCGCAACAATCCCGATCTAATGAAACAGTTTGCGACAGCAGCGGCTGGTCAAGTGGGTCCGGGTTTTGGTCAATTTGTTGGAGCGGCAATGAATACACAGAGACCTCAGGGCCCTGCAGGGCAAGCGGGGATGGGGTCGCAGGCCATGGGAGGAATGCCTTTTAACATGAGCAGCCGAGCATCCGCTGCCCAGCAGGCGCAGCAGCAGGATGAATTACCTATGCAGCAACAGCAGAGACCCAATCTAAGACGGGAGATGCGCGGGCCGGCAAATGTGGACGATATTCTTCAGGCTTTCGAGCAGGAGAAAATGAATCAAGGTCAGCCTCCTTCTGTGAATATTGATATGAATGCAGCGCCTATTTTTGCACCCACTGATTTAGGATCACCGCAAACAATGGGAATGAATATTCTGCGTGAAGGTGTTGGAACTGATGTTGATCCGTTAAGAGAAGTCAGTAACATTCTAGATGAAATGCAGAGTGTTGCATCTACATCGGCTTCACAGATGGATGGGGAGCGCAAGGGAAGACGTGGTCGTCGCTCAAATGCACCTTCTGCCGGCGGGACTCTAACACTCGATGTATAAGAAAGTGCCATAATAAAGTAATTTTCAGTGATTAAATCACATAAAATTAATTTGTATACTTTGTAAGACTACATCATTCCCATATTCTTGATGTAGTTTGCTTCTTCTTTGGCAACATTTGGATCAGGAAGTGCTATTGGCCCTTTCATGAACAGTGGGACCATTGAAGGATGAGGCTGAGTTGCTGCGGGCTGAGTTGCTGCGGGCTGACTTGGTGCGGGCTGAGTTGCTGCGGGCTGAGTTGCAGTAGAAGGAGCTTGTTCCTGATCTTTAGGAATGACTCGAAGCAAGCATAAAGGACTTGCTTCATAGAAAATAACATAAAAGATTAACATGAAAGCAGTTGTTAGCCAAAATGCAGTTATTATATTACGTGTTGCAACAAAACATAAGCAAAAAATAATAATAGGGCGAAGCCAGACTGAACCTAAGCTTTTTTCCTGTTCAGGAGTTAAATTCATGGCAATGTGTTTTCCTGCTAAATTTACAATAATATAGCAGATTCCTGCAAGCCAAGGACTTGAACTAACTAATGCTACAAAATGCTGGATTGGATCTGTTACAACTACAGTTGCAGCAGCTGCTGCTGTAGCTCCAATTGCTGTTTGAATTGGAACTATCGGAGGAGTATTTGCATTCTTCCCCATTCCCTAGAAATAAGTGATATTATTATACATTATCCCGACAAAAGATGGATGTCATAAAACCAGAAAATCACAATTAAAAAGGTTAATGAACCTACAATAGGATTCCACTCCATTCCTAGCAGAATCAATAAATAGGCTAAGAAGCGGAAGAAAGGTTGCCGAGCTAGAAAGCGTAACTCCTTGTTATACGGTGTTTGAAATGAAAGACTGAAAAGTAGAACAACAAAAACTAATAATAAAGTAACTCCGCCCAGTAATGCTGATTCATTATCAATCATTTCCCTAACAAAAGAATTGATTTTAATTATTCGGCAGGAGGATAAGTTGTAACCTGTTTATCAACAATGGCAACCGGTCTTTCATCCAAAATTTGTTCAACAAGCCACTTTTTCTTTGTTGTAACGATATCAGTAATTTGGGCATTGTCAAAATACTCAATCTTTCTTTGTTTATGATGTTCTGCAATTAAGGCAAACATCAAAATAAAAAGAGATGTTCCCAAAATCCGATTATGCATGAATGTTAGCAATCCTAGGCCAAAAATACCGAGAATGCATAACCAAGAAGCTAATACTCTTCGAATGTCAGAGGGCAAACTATCTGGTCTTGCCGCAACAATCAATAAAAGAAATGAAGTAAACCAAGGAACAGAAAAAGGGAATAATATTTCTAGAGACATATCCTAACTAAGACTTACAATTTAATGGATTTATCCAATTATTGTATAAGCTATCTGGCTCTAATGTTTTTTTGATACCGATCTTAGCATTATCAATTTCAAAAAATGTATCTTTCAAATTATTTATAACAATCATTCCATCACCTGTAATGTCACTTGCAATAAAGCGCATAACTTGATTTATTGCTGAAGCTGCTTCCGAACATGTAGGAATCTTATCTTTAGGCGTAATATTTTCAAAATACTCATTTACCGGTATAGAATAACTTAAATACAATAATATAATGGAGAAGAATGCTGTTAATAAAAGGAAATTAATAATATCTTCAGTTTCCATTTTCCTTATTGTTATACTTTATTTTTGTCTAAAAATTCAAATCCTACGATAGGGGAGCAAATGAGTTATGCATCTTTAGAGGAAGCATTTCCTTCAGTAAATACTGAAGCTGCCAGTAAAAATGGTAGTTGGATTCCAGGCCAACTGCAAGAAAATGGTATACAAAAGAAAAATAAGAATAAAAAGCGATCATCGCGAAACATAGTGGAGCCTGCTGTTATTGAACCAGATAGACCAGGTGTTCGTCCTCCTGCAGATGTTGAACTTCTTCGGGGGTCACCCAATGAAAATGTTAAATCAACGTCCTTGAGCAATTATTTAGTGGCGGCGGATGATCCTTCCGAAGATTACTTTCCTTACCCTCTGGGCTCTGATTCTGAAAAAAGTGATTATATGCTCAGCCCGGATTGGACAAAACAAATCTTTAGCAAAGGAATCGGCCATCATTCTGAGACGCCGATTGCTCCTCCAACACCGGTTGATGGCTATTCCACACTTTGGAAGAATATTCCGAATCCTATGCTTGATGACTATGAGCAAAATAAGCGGACAGATGCAACAGATGTCTCTGTGCAGGATGATTTGAGGGATAAGGTGGATCGGATCCTCCAACGCCTGGACTCTCAAGAATATAAGCTGAGTTCTGCTAGAGACACGTTTTCGGAAATTCTACTTTTTATTTTTCTGGGTGTGATTATTATTTTATTACTAGATCTGTTTTTCCGTTCTCAGCAGTATGCAATTGCCCACATGCTAACAACATCTATGAGACAAACTGGAGGTGCTATGCGGGGAGGTCGGCGAAATGGTTTATCTGGAATGATGCGAAAACTCAAGCAGGCAGGTTTTATTTAGCTTTTAAGGTTTTTAAATTAGATGAAAGTCACATTTTTAGTTGTGCTTTCATCTTGATTTATGTATCGAGCCATCCCTCCCTGCTGCCCTCCCTGCTGCCCTCCCTGCTGCCCTCCCTGCTGCCCTCCCTGCTGCCCTTGATCCAGCGGCTTAGATCTATACTCCGATGTTTTACGAATAATTGGTTTAATTTTCTTTTCATTTGCTGATTCATTCGCCAGCATAAGTTGTTCTCTTTGAACTTGCTGTCTCTTTATTGCTTGCTCAGTTACATCAATGAGTGTTTTAATATAAGGTGAATCATTAATTCTATAATTTCTAGCTTGTTCCTTCCATGAAATGTATAGCACATTTGGATGCGTGTAATTTACATGGAATCCTGTTGCCCTTAAATTATAAGCCAAATAAATAATGCATTGCTTCATATCAAAGCGTGGGACTCCAGGTATAAATTCAGGAACAAGATAAATCAATTGTTGAGCATTTCCTGGAATTTTGTTAGTTGCCCTTATTTTATTATGAACCTGTGCAAGAATTGTATTATATGTTTCGCAACGAATCTGATCTCTTCTGTTTTCATCTGTAAAAAGAGATGCTGCTTCAAGACGCGGTGGGTTCAGACCACTCATTCCTGTTTTTAGTGTAAGAAGGTTATATGACCGAAATACCTTATCCTAAATTTCTAAGATCAATTGTCTTGAGTGGCGGGGGGACACGATGTATAAGTTATATAGGAGGACTTTTATTCTTGAGGAGAAAAGGATTTCTTGCAGGAGTTACTCGGTGGTATTGTTGTTCTGCCGGTGCTCTTATTGGAGTTTTATTTAGTTTGGGAATTACGGATGATGCTGCAAAAAAATTCGTGATGGAGTTTGATTTTGAAAAGAGTCGGGATATTAACGCAGATAGTATTCTTTCTATCTCTGAAACTTTTGGCCTTGATAAAGGAATTGCCCTTAAAAAACTGATATCACTTCTGCTAGAATCGGTTCATCCTAAATCAAATACATGGACACTTCGTGATCTAAAAGAGGCAACAGGAAATGATATGCATTTCTTTATAAGTAATGTTAGCACATCAGTCCCCTTCTTTGCATCAGCTGAAACTCATCCTGATTTATTTATTATGGATGCAATCTATGCAACAATGGCAATTCCTTTTTACTTTCAGCCGTATAAATACGAAGGCGATTTTTGGTGCGATGGAATGCTTGGACAGAATTTTCCTTGGGCCTATATTCCCGATAAATATAAAAATTCCGCCCTTGGTCTATATTTCCCCAGAAAAGCACGTGTTTTTGATCTTTCTCTTTTTGACTATCTAGATGCAATTATATCATTTCGAAACAATTTTGAAACGGACAAAGTTCTTGCAGAATGGTCTAATCAATGTATTCAAATTCCAACAAGTGAATTTCCTGCTATCCTCTTGACTCTGAGCAAAGAAGATAGGAAATATTTGTATTCAACTGGTTTATCTTGTGTAAAAAAATGGGTAGATAAGAATCCTACTATGTTTATGAGCAATTTGAAGTTAAAAAGTCATTCATCCCCGAAGATGTTCTCGGGCCATTATATTCGGTCTGCGAACCATTCGGTGATAGAAGAACTATTGTCGGATAGCCTGAAATCTTTACCTTCTCTTTGTAAGGATTCTCGTCCACCTCAGGGTTTATTAAAACCATCTCGACTGTGTTACCGCCGATGGTCTTTGTAGCACCTAGAGACTCAAACTCGGGCTTGGCCTTGACACAATGAGGGCACCAGTCTACGCCGAACATAAGGAACTTATAGGGTCCTTCCTCAAAGTTTTCACGAGTCATGTTTACAAGGGGCGCCTCAACAAAATACTTGAAGGCAGTTACACTTAGGAACACAACAACTAGTGTCGTTAGGGCGACATACCAGTAAAACATTCTACTTCTTGGAGTGTTTTTAATCTAAACGATAGACGCGTTACTATATCAGGGATGTTGTTTTACAAGAACAAGTTATATCCACTTCCTTCTTTTGATCCTTTGTGGTCGGAAGAAGAAGTGTATCAATATGGATATCTATGCTTGCATCTTGCAGAAATGAATATTCCTGCAGTCTATGCTCGTTGCATCATGTTTAAAAAACAATTTCCGATGCTAAAATATTCACCGGAAATTGAATCTAGACTTGCATTACTAAAGAAATCCTCCAACCTGTTTTAAAGTCTTACGTCTTTTCTGTTTCATTGCATCTCTTTGCTTCGTTTTACTTACTCTGCATGTTGTTCCTTTTGTGCAAGAGCTACTAAATGCTTTTGTCTCCTTCGTAAAATCTTTGTAGTTTTGTTTTCCTTGTATTCTGTATAACCAAGCAATCATTGCCTGCTTGCCTTTCTCCAAAGGTGCTTTACCTTCTTTCTCTTCAGCGGCTTTCCATTGTTGACGCCATGTAAGAAAAGGAAGGGCTTCAGCAATTGAATTCCACCATTCTTTTAGTTCAGGTTCACAGTTTGATTTTGATTTAACGTAGGCGACTGATTTGAAGAAATCGAAACCTAGAATGTGTTCCTTATCCGCTTTTAGAAGTTGAGGTTCATACATTTCTTTGACTTCTTTGAATGTAGGATTCGGTGCTTTAAGAAGCCCCTGTTTTCTTAATTTATTGTTTACATCATTATGAATTTCATACATCCATTTTGCTATGTTATTTGGATACGCTTCTCTTAAAGGTGATTCTCTGTAAAATTTTTTTAGTGATTCTCTGCAGAATTTACAGGGCAGAATATATGGTAGATTTTTAAGAAATGTATAAACTTCCGGTGATCTGTGATCTGAGAAAGCCATTATATGAAGAAGGCGCCAAGCACTAGGGCCCCAAAATTGTGTATCCATCTCCCTACTTTATCATCTTAGTATTCAATGAACATAAAGATGATATTTTTAATTCGCTGATTAAGATTCGTTGATTAAAATCCCCATGATGAGGTGGATGCAAGCATCGGTCTAGGCGGGTTAACATCCGCATAATTAGACTTGCACTGAACATTCGGCTCCGGACATCTTTCGGGTGACACAGTGGGGCACGGTGTGCACGCCTTTGGCTCAGGGCACTTAACGACAGGGCATCGGGGTCTAGGACAAGGCGGGCATTCACCAATCTTGCAGGGTTTGTTGCAAGAGGCAATGCAAGGCGGGCATGAAGGAACAGATGACTTTAGAACATATTTGGACATATCGGGATAGGGCGGACATTCAGTCTTCAACATATATTTGGACAAATCCGGTAGGGGCGGGCAGCTAGGAACAGTCGCCTTCAAGATATATTTAGACATATCCGGGAATTGGGGACAGTTCTGCTGCGCTGGAGGAGGGGCAATTATCTGAATAGGAGCATTGGGTTGCTGCATCTGTGTCTGCTTTCCAACAAATGAAGTATTCTGGTTGGGGCCACCATCCGCATCCGCTTCCCCATCAGATCTATCAGATCCATTAGAAGGACTATCTTGATACTCATCGCCGCAATTACAAGGAGTATTCTGATTGCATTTATAACAATATGCTTGATTATCGAAATTTTCCGTAGTGTTCATAGATTTGAAGCCAATGATCCCAATCACTAAACCCAGGGCAAAGGTGGCCGCAAGTAAAAATACTAATTGAGTTGTAAACTTCATCCTACAATGGATTTGGAAAATTAGAAGTCCTTCAAAGAATTCTAATTCACTAGTAATTATAATTATAACAATTCATTTACTATGCATATGGCTTATATCCTTGTGTTACTAAAGGTGCCGAATAAAAGCTTTCGATTACTGAACGAGGTGTATGATCTACAAATGCTTCCTTTCTCTCTGCAGTGTCTGAGATCCAAGCATACATAAAAATGATTACCATTATGACCGTTCCAATCACGGGAAAATTATCAACTGTTACACCTCCTTGCATATAATTCTCCATTCTAATTACTGCGTAGAATATCTGTTTGTCGGGTTAGAAGCTGGACATCCAAACATTTGCGGATAATTTCCACCCCAGGTATCTTGCAGTCTACTACATACCATCATGTAAGCACCTTTCCATCCATAATCATTGCCGACTATTGATGTATCTTTCATGCAGCCCAATTCTTCACCCGTGCCTAGACCAGAGGCAGTAATCTGAGCGCAGAGATTCTTCAACTTATCTTTATAATCCGGGTTTGTTAAATCCGCATAATTATACAAGGCATAGGTTCCCGAACCGCGTTTAATAATGTTATCATCTGTCTGCATAGAAGAAGAACCCGGTCGAACCTGCCAATCACCACCTGATGAAGCAGCGTTCAGTTGTGTAGTATCGGGTATATATCCCGAATTGTAATAGGAAGAGTTCCTTTTATTTTTAGAAGGATCAGCAATTGCAGCTTGTGCAGCTTGAAAGGGATTTGTATTACTATATCCAGACGGTCCTAACTTTGTTTGGATTGCTGATAAAGCAGCTAGAATATTCTTTGCATCCGTTGATGATATTTGTTTATTTTGCAGAAGTTGGAGGATATTATCTACACGAACTGCCATTTGTTCACGAGAATAGGCATCTGAATCGAAGCTAACTGTAATAGAACCTTTCAGATAACGCGCCATGTTGATGAGCTGGCCAATCTGGGGTCCTGCTGATCCTGCAGGAGGAGAAGCAGAAGGAGAAGGAGAAGGAAGAGGTGCAGATGTGATTAGATTTGGTAACTGCTGATCTACTTGCAGACATGTGGCTAAGAAGGCACGAGCATCTCCTACCTTAATCGGTATAGCTGTTGGTTCCATTGTTCCATTTGTGATTTTTGTCTTCATATCTTTCAAGTCATTCTTTAAACTTTCAAGATTTTGTATTCTTGACAGAATGACCGGATCTTTCGTATTCAAAGATTTTAGATTTGCCAAGAAACTTGATACACGTGTTATTAAATCCATCAAATCGGAAGGATCGCAGTAATCTGCATCGGCCTTGTTAGGTGAAAATTTAGTATTTGTTGTTGTTAAATTATTTTGCAAAGCAGTGCTCGTCGGGATACCACCTACTGTCCACTGATCTGTTAGAACTGTAGTTCCATTTGACGGTGTTGAGCTCGGAACACCAATTGTCTGTGCGGCTTGCACAGGAGGCGCACCATAGATTTTGTCATGAACATATTGTCTCATGGTTGATGAGCCATCTGTATACACAGTCCAATTGACACCTGCTAGATACTGAGCAGCATATGAATATTCCTGTGTCTTTGTTTGCGTGTCGCCGGAATTATAAGGAAAAGTTCCGCCTTGAATGTATTGAGGAATATTTGCAACTTCTAACCATAGAGCATTTAGATATGTTTTGTCATCCGCTGATAATTTAGCAAGTAATGGAGATAGACCACCTAGCTGTGTCACCTGTTTGGAAAAATTAATTACAGCTTGGATAAAACCCTGTTTATTTGTGCTGGATACAACTCCTAAGGATGGATTGGTTGTTGTTGCACCAGGTGTTTGAGATGACTGTGAAATGCTTGATGCAAGCACACACTGATCATTCGGTGTAGGGTTTGTCAAAGCGCCACTATACACATATGCAGGAGGGCATACATTTGGCGTTACAATACGACACTTTCCTACATTTGTATCAAAGGAATAACCTGAAGGACAGATGGGGGCTGTAGGAGATGATGATGCAGACAAACACATCATGGAGCCAGGATCATAGGCTGATAAAGTGGGACATGTTGAATCTTTCAGAATTACTAGCGGAGCAACATTGATGGGTAGAGATCCCGTTGCACCCGTTGCACCTGTTGCACCTGTTGCACCCGTTGAACCTGTTGCACCTGTTGCACCCGTTGCACCTGTTGCACCCGTTGCATCCGTTGAACCCGTTGCACCCGTTGCACCTGTTGCACCCGTTGAACCTGTTGAACCTGTTGCATCTGTTGCACCCGTTGAATCCGTTGCACCCGTTGCACCCGTTGAACTAGCATTGATTAAGAGATTTCCACTTGCATCCGTCGTTCCACTATCAAATCCTTCATAGTATTTACCGTGCTCATTTAAGAAGATTAATGCTGTAACTACAAAAAGCACAATTCCAATCAAAAAGTAAACACCCTTCATCCTGTCAAAAGTAGCGAAAATTTAAATAGAAGGCAAGTATCCGCTCAAATCAGAAATCCATTTTGTAGTCACTGCATTTTCATTCCAAGTTAGATTAGGATTACCTTTTAGTGGTGTTTGAGATGGAGGATTAGGTAAATTCTTATTTGTATAAATGGGTGGAGTTTTATCATCATTGGCTACATTTTTATTTTCAAATCCTTCTTCTATCGGTTTTGGAATCAATAGAAGAATTATTAAGACAAATCCAAGAATTACCAATGGTAGCATCCTGTTGTTTATTTCGTTTTAAACAGAGCAGCCCCAGCAGGGTATTTCAGACTTCTTGATCCAAACATTTGGGTCAGGAGGCGGGCAGTATTTTTGAACATACTGTATATCTATCTGCTGCTTATTTTGTTTCTGCTCCATATGACGATTTTGTTGTTCTTGCTGGTGTCTTTCTTGTCTTTTCCTCATCTTCTTTTCTACATTCTGAGCATCCTTTGCATCCTGCGCATCCTGCGCAGCAAGTTGAGCTTTTAATAAATCATTGTAATTTGAGTTATTCTGCATGGGTAAAGTAGCACCACATGAGGGGTTTAGCGGCATGATAGTCGGTGCATCGTTGGAGGCTCCAGTTTGCAGAAGTGAAGCAGGAGAAATATTTTGTAATAGGTTAGGAAGTGTCGTATTTGAACTAATTGATTGATTATTTGATTGTTGTATACTTGGTTGCTGTAAAGAGGCAAGACCAGACGTTGCAGGAATAAATTGTCCAATAAATTCACCCATAAATTGTCCATTTGTATTCGCTTTAGTAGTATTCAGAGGCTGTTGTGCAACTCCATTATACAATGAATTTAGAGGCTGTCCATCTGAATCAGTATTAATCGGTTGATTCGCATAGGGATTTGGCTGATAGGCCCCAGAAGTTAAAAAGTTCGGATCTACAATTCCTGCATTCATTCGTGTGCTTTGAACTTGATCTCTTACAGCCTGCTGTTGATCAGGCGTTAAATTGTTCCATTTAGTTACAACAGGTTGTAAATTGGTATCAAACATCTCGACGGGATTTAACGCATAGAAAACTAATGTCAGAATACCAATTGCTAGAATGATCATAGTAAATTGCTTCATCCCTAATTATTCAGAATAAAATATATTCTTTCAATAATGTTTCAGCCATAGGGGGAAGAAAGTCATTATTCTTTGTGCTTATTTTTTCAAATTCATGATCTGCTCTTCCAAATAAATCTGTAAAGCACTCTATGCGTTTTGTAATCATATCAATCGAAGTATATTTATCTTTATTATAATCTTGATGTGCAAAATTTTGAATTTTATTTTGAATCATAGATGGATTCCCAAAATAACTCAAATGCCAACCAGCTTTAGGAACATAACTTTCTCCGTGAAAAATTCGAATTGCTTGTGCATCCATATTTAAATTCTTGAAAACATAAAAAGGTAAAATCTTAGAATAATACCATTTTCTTTTTAATTTTGCATTAAGATTATAATAATAAAAATCTTGTTCGAAAGACAAAACGGTTTCCACAGTTTTATTTTGTAGAAACTTTAATGTTACAGGATTAGGTATTTCATCTACATCTGCAATTATAATAAGATCAGTATCAGTCAATTGTAATTGAAGCAAACCTCTTGCAAAGGAATTTCGTTGATGTGACTCATTTTTCCATTGGTGATCTTTAGATATATCTACGTTTGGATGCAAGAATGGCATTTCAATAATAATATGAATTATTTTATGCAAGAAGGGTTCATATCGACTTTTATTTTCCTCAAAAAAAAGAGGTTTCTCTTTTCCCATAAATGTTTGTTTTGATTCAACAATTACAAAATAGTCTACATGCTGATCTAGCACAATAAGCCTGTATTGAAGCAATTCAAGTTCATTGTAAAAAAGAAAACAATCTATGATTTTATTTGTATTACTCGTATTACTCATATTGCTCGTATTACTCATATTGCTCGTATTACTCATAATTTTTTTTAAAATACAAAATTAACGAGATTCCTAGCAGAATTGAAATAATAATTGAGACAGGTGGTCTATAATATGGATCATTCGAAAAAGGAGTAATATATATTCCATAGTCTACAGAGCGCTGCTGGAAAATATAGGTGGACACTAAGATAAAGACGAGGGTCCCTAGGAGTAGACCAAAGAGTAGTGCTTCATATAAATCCATGTTTAAAAGTTCTATTCTTTAGTTGGATTTTAATCATCATCAGGTCTTTTCTTCACACCTAGTGTCCGTTCAATTTGTGTTTCTGTTATGGGTGCGTCATAATTTATCATAACTGTTTTTGCATAGTATGTTTGCTGGAATGATTCTGTAACATTGGCAAATCCGTAAAAGATACCGAAGAGAATGCCAATCATTATAAATAAATTACATAGTGCATTTTTCATTTCCTATAAATTTGAAAGATATTGTTTGCGAACTTACTATAAATAAAAAAGAATGCTAGACTATAAATATAAGGACGATACTGTGCTAGAAGTTGGTGTGGATGAAGTGGCTCGTGGGTGCCTTTTCGGCCGTCTCTACACGGGTGCTGTAATTCTTCCTGTTGATAAGGATGATTTGTTTGATCATGGAGCTGCTTTGCATTCCATTAATGATTCCAAGAAATTGAATAAGCGTAAACGTGATATTGTATATGATTATGTTAAGGAAATTGCTCTTGATTGGAACGTATCTTTTGCTGAAGCACAGGAGATTGATTCTGTAAATGTTCTTCAGGCAGATTTGGCTTGCATGCGCAGGTCTCTTGCAGCTCTAGAATTTACACCAGGCCGGATTCTGATTGATGGTGATCGGTCTCCTTCTATCACTGATGGTGTTGAGCATATTCTTATTCCTAAGGGCGATTCAAAATATATCAGTATAGCAGCAGCTTCTATTATGGCAAAAGTAGCACATGATCGGTGGATTAAGGAAGTATGCGATGCAAATCCGGATTTTGACACTAAGTATGGATTACTGTCAAATATGGGATATGGAACTGCTACGCATATGAAGGGACTCAAGGAGCATGGCGCAACACCTTTTCATCGTCAGTCATTTAAGCCTGTTGCGGCAGTTACTCTTTGGAAGGGTGATTAAAACCACTGTTGCTGCTGCCTCTGCTGCCTCTTCTGCCTCTGCTGCCTCTGCTGCCTCTTCTGCGTGAATTTCTTCATCATTTTTCCCGCACGCTTCATCATGGTCTTCGCCTTCTTCATTATCTTCTTCATTGTCATCATGCGGGCCATTATATTTTGGACAACGATTTTTATTCTTCTTTAAATTCGTGATGAAATCCTATAGATTCTTGATGATAGTCACAGATAGTGTTTTTTTCATCATATTTCCTTCCTAATACAATCTTACTATATTCATTTCTGTATTTATCATATAAATTTTTGTATATCTTTGTATATTCTCTTCCGTAATGGAATGTATAATAAGATAGATAATCTTCTGTAGTCTTTTCCTTGATTGCCAGAGTTTCCGCAGCCATGGTTGCTTGAGTATGTGCCTCTAAATGTGCCTTGGGATGAGCGTATTTAGTATACATCTCATTTTCTGCTTCAATGCATAGTAAACATTCTATGATGATATGTATTCTTTCTCCAGAGCCTGTTGGGTTGGCAATCTCAAGAGACCTATCTCCACCAAAATTACGATCTTTAGATAAGCAATATGACATTTTTGCAACTTGTTCATTTTACATGATTATATTTTCAATTTCAATTTTTTTGTTTGAAATGTCCTAAGCCAACTTTGTTAGCTATTAAAATTGAACCCATACAAAAACAATATATAATATAATCGGAGTCAGAATCATAAATGCGTATTCTCTTTGTAGATACTGAAACAAACGGTGTTCCTAAGAGCCGTTGGGTAAAAGAGGAAGATTGGAAGCAATGGCCAGAAATCTTGCAGATTGCATGGGAAATCTGGGAAATTCAAGAAGATGCTGAACCTAAATCTGTAAAATCAGAAGACTTTATTCTAAAGCAGTCGCCCGATATTAAGTGGGACAAAGTTGCAGAAAGTTTCCACAAGATTCCTCTGTCTCTTTGCAATGCAACCGGTCATGAATGGACTCCAGTTCTCCAAACATTTCTAGCAGATTTGTCCAGCTGCCAAATGGTTGTTGCCCATAATTTGGATTTTGACCGCAAGATTATTCGCGCTGGTCTTTATCGTTGTAGTTTAACGCCTTGGCCAGAGAAACAGTTTATCGAAGCGTGCACGATGCGGGGCACTCAAGGTTTCTTTGATTTCGGTCTTGACCGTGCTGGAAATCCCAAGGCTCCCAAACTAACACAACTCCACGATGCGTGCATTCCGGGGCGATATGATTGCTCAGGTGGAGGACCGTGGCATGACGCCACACATGATCTGCATTGTTGTGCTCTTTGCTACTGGGTTCTTTGCAAGGATGCACGGGCTCCCGCCATTCTAACGAGATGCTGCCAGCTAACAGGAAAGCAGCTACTAAATAGTGAAGTGGCTCTTCTAACCTCAATTAAGCCCTATGGAGGCCTCTAAGAAAGCGCAATCCTCTGCCCTCTTCTCATTTGTATGCCCTCCAATCATAAAATGTCCTGTGCTAGGATCTAAGCGGCAAGCCACCTTATTCCATCCTTTTTTTCTGAGAAGATAACACCATTTTAACACTTCCCAATACATAACTTCTGTATCATAGAGTCCATCTGTTGCTAAAATAGTAACTCCACCTCCTTTTGGCTTCATAGGCACTGTCATTACTGGATCTAATTTAACTGCTGCATGAAAGCCTTCAAAAGATTCGCATACAAAGAATTCATCCCGCTCAAAAGGAGTAACAGGAATATCATAATTAATGCATCCTTTTAATACATCCACATAGGGCGCCTCCGCCCATACAGCTCCACACAAAGTCTTTGAATTTGAAATTTGCTGCGCCGCATTCGCAACATGAAATCCTCCTGCAGATCTGCCATAAAGAATTGTCTTCTTTGCAGGAATGCCATAACTAACTTGGAGCCTTCCAATTGCTGAAATATAATCAAGTAGTCCTACCGATCGATTATTCCCTCGAGCTGCATCCCAGCCAGCTATTCCATCATCTCCTCCACCACGAACTCCAATAAAAGATAATGCATATCCCTTTTTCAAAAAGGCCCACCAACGTGGAACTAAATGTGTTGGTGTAGGAATGTGATAATGCCCGTAAACATAAGCAATAAGACCTTTTGATTTTCCACCTCTCTTGCAGACAGTTGTAACAGGAATATGATATCCTTCTCTTTCAAATAGACCATAGGCTGCGTCCAAACCTACATCATGGAATTTTTCTGTATCCATGAGTTTTCCATTCTTAATACGAAGCTTATAAGGCAGTTGCGTTGACGAAAACCATATAAGATGTGCTTCGTCTTCCTTATCACTTGCTACATGAATAAGTTTTCCAGCAGAGCTTGGCGTAAAAAGGAATGATTCATGTCCATCTTTGAGATAAGATAATGTTATGATTTGTTTTGTTAGATATGTAATCAAGATGCCATCCTTGAATGTGCAGATTTCTACAATGCAGTGGTCTTTGGCAAAATGAATTTGTTTTCCCGTTCGCACATTATAAATCTCTTTATCTGTATGCCAGTAAGGATAGGCAAATCCAAGAAAATTTTTATCATCTTCAACAACTTTTCGTTTCAGATTTGTGGCAGGTGACCAAAACCAGAGTGATATGTGTCTTTGACTTGCTTGCGTAAACCACAATTTTCCTGCAACAAATTCCAATGGCGATAAAGTTTGACTTTTTGTTGTTGAATGAATAATTGTTTTTCTTTCACCTTTATCTACCTCATCAATTCCATAATATCTCTGCACACTCTTGCAAGATTGTATATAGATTTTTCCATGATTGAGGACAAAGGCTTGCCCCACATTTTGGATCGACCATCCTTCTTTCTCCGACGTAAGCTTCATGATCTCCGATCCCACATATTGAACATCTTCAACCAAAAATAAATTATCTTTTGTTTTTTTGTAAGAATAGACGGCGGGCCAGACTTGCTTTCCTCTGCGAAGTTCTTTGTATCCGTGATCTTTAAAACGAATTTCTAGTTCATCCTCTTTGCAATGAGATTTTTTGAAATATTCTTTATCACAGGCATCAAGGAGCTCCTGCCACGATTGTTTTTCTTGCTTTATTCCTGCTTGTAACTTTGCCCATCTAGCAGATTCTTCATTGATTATAGCTTGAGTTCTAGGGTCGGATAAAATTTCCATGTAGGCTAAATTATCTTTAAATTTTATGAAAGGAAGATCTATTACTTCCATCTATTCTTTGAATTGAATTTAAAATCCAGGATTTGTGGATTATGACATACTATTTATGTCTAGTAAAAATTGATACCGTTCAGCAAGGAAAATTAACCAGAGAAAAATTAGGTATGCAAGAAGGTGGGCAACTTAATCCATATATTATTGAACATCTTGAACAGCAAAAAACAAATGGCAAAATGATTCAATATGCATCTCAATTCAAGATTGAAGGAATTTTTCAGGAAAACAGACCATTCAAAGATGAGCTCTTTAATCCGGTTCGTGTCTGGTGTTATGAAAACCATATGCCTTTTGAGATTCGTCTCTTCGACAGTGAAGTTTTCTGGGAAGATAGAGAAATGATTGAGCGGTTACCTGCTTTTAATATTTATTTTAGAGATGAATATGAAAGCACATTTTATCCTGAAGAATCGGTGGAAAAGAATGTGTTAAAAATAATAGATTCTCTTTCAACCAAGCGCCTTCTTAAAAAGAAGACTCTGAATAAACCTGCATTTTCATTTAGTCGATTCTTATTTATAAAATTCGGAAAGAAGAAACTTTTAACGTCTTCCTAATCTAAGTTTAAACACTTAAAATAATCTCAAAGATGTGAACTAGATGACACCAGTTGAGCTCAAGGTTCTTATTTTTTGCTCCAATTCATCCGTGAAATATGGATTAGGTAAGGATGCTGCCATTCTAGAGAACGCTTTGAAAGAGCGTTCATTGAAGTCAGATTCAGTGAAGTTATCAATTATGCATTTAGATCCGCGCACAGCCCAGATTCCATTTGCTGATGTGGCATTTCATATTGAAGTTCCATGCAGATTAGCCTTACCTTACTGCAAGAAACATTATTTTATTGTGAATCCCGAGTGGTTTTACAAGGATGAATGGAAGTGGGCTTTGACGGCTGGCACCCTTATTCAGCGTTTTCCCAAGGCACTCAATAACTGTAATGTAGCGGGTGCCCAAGTGTTTACTCTTTCTTGGCGCGCACCTCCAGTAGTCTTGCCTCCTGTAAGACGGCGGACAAAGCATTTTGTATGTTTTCTAGGAGCTTCCACGCATAAACTAGCAGCTATCTTAGATATTTTGCCTTTATGGAAGCCTGAGTATCCGCCCCTCAAGATTTGGTGCGCCGAAGGATCTCTAGAGAAACTTGAATCTGTTGTTGCTAGTCAAAAGAATATTAGTCTGAGCAGTCAGTATGTTTCTGATAAGGATGTGGTTCAGATTTTGTCGGAGGCGGAGTGGTGTTTGCTACCGTCTGAGGCTGAAGGTTTTGGCTACGCAATGATGGAGTGCGCTTCGGCGGGAGCACTTCCTCTATGGTGCGCCGTTCCTGCTTACTGCAGCTTTCTAGATGATATTATGGGATCAAATGGGCAGATTACGATGAAAACGGTGGATATGAGCGGTTGTGAATTTTTAGCGGGACCGATGAAGGTCAATCCGAAGTCATTTGAGATGGGCTTTGCTCTTCTTCTTGGTCTTTCGGAAGAGGAGATTATGGGAATGAGAAAGAGACTAATGGACTCTGTTGGAGAAAGACTAAGTGTGTTTAGACAGCACTGCACAATTTTGTGGAATACAATGCTGCGAAGTTTAGAAAAGATTCCAGCAGAACCCGGTTGTGGGTTACCTCCTCGTCTTCTTAAAATGGATGAGGAGCCACCCAAGGTTGGAGTTGTTACATTAACGTATAATAGACCTCATTGGATGAAACTGGCATTTGAAAATATCTTGAAGGCGAACTGGCCACAAGAACGGCTTGTGTGGATTGTTGCAGATGATAGTCGTTTTGACAAACGCGTAGATGCTAAGATTTCCAAATTCATGGATGAAAACCCCAAGCTAACTGTGGAATATGTTTCTATACCGAAGCAGATGTTTATTGGTGCAAAGAGAAATCGTGCGATCAAACAGGCTTTAGGAAAATATACTGATATTGAATATTTTGTGATGATGGATGATGACGATGTATATTATCCGAATTCGATTCGTGATAGGGTTGCGTATCTACAATCTTGCAAGAAGGGTGCTGCCTATTGTTCAGTTCTACCTATGTATGATTTGAATACGTATACATCTGCAATTAATGTTCCTCCACTAAATCTAGGTCCAGCAAAACGATGCAGCGAAGCGACTCTTGCATTCACAACAGCCTTTTGGTCTGCTCGTGGATTTACAGATAAAACAAGCACGGCTGAAGGTGAAGGATTCTTAGCTGGAAGGGAAGATGACACAGTTGAAATGTCTCCGCAAGGAATAATAGTGTCTCTATTGCATTCACAGAACACGAGCAGTCGTCGCATTCGGTCTTCTATGAATGATATGAATATGGAGAATGGGTGTCATTATGGTTTCAAAGACGATTTTTTCGTGTTCGTGCATGAGCTTGGAAACGAGTCGCAGGACCTCGTAAAGAAAGAGACCGTTTTGAAGAAGGAATAGAAGATGATGGCATCTTAAATTCAGAATTTCCTGCAGGAATCTTGTAGTCTTTAATTATATCTTTGATTTTTGACATGATAGGCAACTCTTTGTATTTTTTAAAAATACGCGGCGCCTCAACCTTTAAAAGTTTTCCTTGATGCACTACTTTTTTAAGTGCAATGGCTAGACTATCTGTTTCCTTTCCAAAAATCTGTTTTTTTGGATACGAAAAAAGCCAATTAACGAATTTTTCTTTATTGTTTTCTTTTACAAGAGCGTTTAATTCATGTAACCATCGCGGCTGCATCAGTGTTTTAAAATTTTCATCTTCTAACAGAGGTGCAAATAAACCTTGTAATGTAAGACCATTCTTATCCAGCACATCATACGGATTTACTATATGTGTTAGAACTGCTAGAGCCTCATTTGCTACTGTTGGTAACTCTTTTTTAAGAGCTATTTTTCCAATATCGTGGACAAAAGGAATATATTCTTTTACAACCTGTTTCACATCTTTGATGACTAAGGGATCCATAAGCTTGACAGCTGCTCTTGTATTCAGAATAAAAGATTTGTTGTATCTATAAATCCAATCTCCCCAATTCTCCAAATCATTTGTTCGCACATATTCTTCTGTCTTCTCCAAGAATTCATTATCAAAATATTGTCTCAAGGGGCCCTTAATATCTAGAATTGGCTGAAAAACTTCATGCAACGTGATTTTATTATCACGTAAAATTTTATCGGGTTCATCTATTTTTTCAAGATAGGGAATGAGCCGTTCCCACATATCATGAGCAGATTTAGGTAGTAATGTGCTAATCCGTTCTTTATTTTCAACAAGCTTCATTAAGATTCTGTAAAATCTGTTGGGTGCGGTTTCAGAGCATTTACTTTCGAAAGTTTCAGATTCAGCCATTCGGGGAGCTCCAATTGTATTTTTAATTGCTTGCAAGGGCACAAAGAAAGAATCCCATGGAGCGACCACTTTTGTAATGCTCTGTAACCATACATGGACTGGTGTAAAACACAAGATTGGAGAGTTGAGTAGAATAGTTCGGATTCTATAAAAATCAGAGATTTCTAAATGATGAATTCCTGTTAGAGGTGTGCCATTCAATATATAGAGCAGATCTCTGTATTTTGCAATTGTCTTTAACTTGGGACAGACTTGAAGAAAGAGCCAAAACATGAATCCTCGAAAAAATTCGCGTGGTGTATCGAGCAGGAGTGCTAGAGCTTGAAACTTTGTATCGGGACTTAAGAGTGAAAGAGAATTTAGAATCATCTTCCAGCGCATTGAAGACCAAAAATTACTTTTCATAGCACCGTGCAATGTAAGCCATGCATGTTTCCAATCACCGCGACTTAATTCAAGGATAGCCATTAACACAGAGAAAACAGGATTAATATAATTGAACCAACTGTCTGGCAAAATAGATAAGAGAATTCGAATCAATTCCAAGAATCCAAGTAGAAGCGGCATCAAAGTTCTTCCGGGAATTCCCATAATATTAAACGCTATCGGAAAAGAATCTTCCACAGCCCAATAACCCAAACGACTTGCAAAAATATCGGATACTCTGTCAATCGTTGTGGCTGTTGAAATTGCTCTTCCAACTATTTCATCGGGTGTGAATTCGAGAGCAAGTAAATCTTGATCTTTTCCATACGCGAATCGTTGGGGAACTTGTGGTTGATCGGCTGATGTTTTTATGGCGTCTTCTACGTCTACTAGCAGTGAAAACATATCAGGTGAATCTTTACGTAATTTATTACGTAGCTTCTTCCACATTGCTTTTCCCGCATCTGTATAGGCGAAGAATCCAGCTGCACCGGCTGCTGCAGTTCCTGCAATTGCTGTTGGATTTGTAACTACACTCCTAACTGCATTTTGAGCTGATTGAAGATCAAATCCTCCTCTTTGTCTACTTTGTTGCCTCTGTTGCCTCTGTTGCCTCTGTTGCCTCCTAGTCTTTTTTTCTTGCTTGGAAACATCTTGTTTTTCAGTCTTTTCTGTGGAAGAAGGTAAATTCCAGTCAATTGTTGTAAATATTTTAGTAATTTGATTGGCTTCATCCAAGGACATAAGAGGATTTTCTTCTTCATCTAATTGTTTAGATAGTTCTAAAGCGGCTGCTTCTTCTGACAGACCGTTTACTGTAATAAATTTATAAAGATGGGCCCAAGTTAGCATCATTTTTTGAAGGCTTTTTAAAAAGATATTTGGATGTGACTGGATTTCTTCTTTAAAAGTATTAATTGTATCTTGAAACTTTTTTCTATCTATTTTTTCTGGATGCGTTTCCATCCCCCTATTTATATGCGAAGAGTAGAATTGATTCCATGGCTGATTCTAGGGATTGTTTAATATGCGGATTAGAAACAGACCAGTTTTCTTGCACCTTTAACCATAAATATCACAAAGAATGCATCTTTAAAGAAACAAGCATTAAACGACGAGGAAAATGGTGGGCTTGCTTGCTTTGCGATTTACCGCTCAAACCCAAAAGAGTGCTAGAACCAAAGACAAAAGATGATCTAGGATTTGATAAACGGCCTACACGATGCGTGGCACAGACAGCAAAAGGAAAGAGATGTAAACTGCGAACTAAAAATAGTTGGTGCCATATACATACTCCTAAAGAACCTGCAACACCAGAAGATGGATCTGCTGCGTTACTCGCCATATGATAACTTCTTTATCTCTTGCAGAATGGCTTCTCAGGGCTCATCGCCATTTATATCAGGGATGGAGTATACTCTTGGTCATCTAGCACCCGTTGATTTTATGGATTTAAATGCAGGTGCTGGACCAAATTCTGAAACTGCTCGTCTAGGCAATACAGTTGCATCTACACGGTCAATTCAGCAGCGGTTTATGAATGAAGTTCAACAGGGCGGTAATGATGAGCGCGACTGGATTCGCATATGGCGTAAAAAATTAAAAGAGACAATATCACACTTTAATGAGCAGTATCATGATTTTTTAATTCGTGATAAGAATCCGGAGACAATTGGTAAAATGAAAGCTCTTATTTCACGTATGTCAAATATGCCATCAACAAATCGTAGTTATTTCCCTGAACTGGGATGGGATATTAGCATGAATACTATTGTAACAGATTTAGAAACTGATTTGGAACTTTCTCTGCTAGAAACGAAGGATGGACTTAAAAAGATTTTACGGGTCTATTCGGAGACTTTGAAGGAACTCTTTTTAATTGATGCTCGTCTGCAAGAAAAAATAGGAAAAGCAAGTCAAATAACGGATAAATTGCAGGCATTGATGGCAATAGAAAGCACATCAGCGTTGGCTGATTTAGCTGAGCCTATGGCTGCCTATATTGCCTCTGTCTTAAAAAATAATGACATTAGCAGCGATTTTACACTTTTCATGATCACATATAAGCGTTGGCTGGCCATGTATGAAGTTGTTAATTTATTGAAAGTAGGAGATGCGCCTAGCGTGCCGACATGCTGTGTGTGTGCGGAGGCTGATATTACACATGCAATGATTCCATGTGGTCATACTTTTTGTTCGGGTTGTATTACAAAACAAATGTCTCTGTGCTACATCTGCAGAACAAGCATTCGGGATAGATTAAAGTTGCATTTTCCTTGAGATTTACCGACTCAGAACAGCCTTCGATTCCAGCTTATCCGGTGATGTAAACTCATTTAGCAGGTGATGTAGCGCAGCTTTCTTATCTGGCATTAGTTTACCCAGTTGTTGAATGATCCATATACGTCGCTTAGCCAAGATTCTTGCATAGAATTGCGATGTGCTCTTGTCAATAATATCCATTATTGGCTTATTTATAGATGCGCTTCTACCTCAAATTTTTAATTTAAGGCAAGAGTAGGATAATGGATACAGAGGAACTCACCGTTACACATATGTCAGCAATTCAAATATCTTCCCAGCAAGAAAATCAAATTACAGAAGATGTGCCCGAAATTACTAGTTTGCCCAATTATTTGAAGGAATGGTTGATTCTTGAGGATGAAATAAAAGTGTTAGCAAATGCAGTCAAGGAAAAGAAGAAGCGTATGGGAATCTTGCAGGGATTAATTACGAAGACAATGAAGGGTCATAAGTTGGGTCGTGTTAATATTAAGAGTGGATCAATCCTGTATCAGAATAAGGTTACAAAAGAAAGCATGGGCAAGCGATTTATTATTTCCCGCTTAACTGAGTATTTTAAAGGAGATATTATAAAAGCAACTGAAGTTTACAATTATTTGGAGGAGAACCGTGCTAAGAAAATCAAAGATAATATTAAGCTTGAGCGTAATTAAAAAGGTGCATCCATAAATAGAAATGCCTGTTCATATGTATAATTCAATAGTTGATGTTGCCGTTCGTATGGATTTTAGAAAAGAGGATTTTCAGAACTATGGAGTGAATGACACCGGTGTTGCTTTAGTGCAGATTCTCTTTATTTTTGGCATATTATTTATTGATATCTGGCTTTTATTCTGGTTATGGAACAATGTTGTTACAAAACTGATTTCAGTGGCCCGGCCTATGAAATCACTCTGGTATGCTGTTGGTCTTCTCATTTTTCTTATTATTGTTGGTCGTTAGATCTAAAGGTTATTATAAGCACCATTTACTAGTTTATTGTCAGAAACCCAGGGTAGAAAAGTGGACGTTGCACGTAACTCTTCTAACTCTTCCGTCTCGTAATAAGCAGGATCTCTTGGTGAAGTAGGCATATCCAAGCGGGGCTGCGTCTTCAAGCATTTGCTCATCATGAGTTGCTTGAGTCCATTCACTTTATTTGTCAAAAAAAACATTGCTTGTTGCGCTGATCCCGGAAAAAAATCTGCTAGACTCTGCACAAGAGTTTCACCGCGTTTCTGGAATTGATCCATTTGCAAGTTGATATCTCTTTCTCTTATTACTTTTCTAAGACATCTTCCAACAATATGGGCAGCCGGTTCCAGATCTTGATTTGTATTGTAAGGGACTGCTACTGATTTTAATGTAGATGCTCCAGATGTGCTAATATCATACTGCATTGCATCAATCTTATCAATGAGAACACTCAATTCTCGTAGAGCAATACTAGCTTCAGAGGCTGTGATGTAAGAGCAGCCCGGATAGAACGCATTAAGTTGAGAATTTGTTGCAGAATTCCAATTATCATGACCTGTTACATTTGCATTTCCGCTATCAAATCCTTCTAGAAGTCTATTTTTCTTTACGAGTGAAAAAGCAACAATAACGATTAAAAGACTTAATAAAATGAACGTATTAAGCATTCCCTATTTTACTGTTCATTTTTTTATACGGCTCTGCCTCGGCGGCTTCTCGAAGGCGGAGGTAGAGCGCCAGTATTGTTGGCTGAAAGAGCTGCAGGTAGAGCGCCAGTATTGTTGGCTGAAGGACCTTGCATCCCCAGGTCCGAGGTGGCAGGACCTTGCATCCCCAGGTCCGAGGTGGCAGGACCTTGCATCCCCAGGTCCGAGGTGGCAGGACCTTGCATCCCCAGGTCCGAGGTGGCAGGACCTTGCATCCCCAGGTCCGAGGACGCAGGACCAATACCAGTTAATGACATCCATTCACGCTCCATATTATCAAGCACGCCCATCAAATACTTGACAACTTCTACAATGGCCTTTCGTGCAGTCATTTCTGTCGCATCCGGGGCACCAATCTCAAGGATGAGTTCCTTCTTGAGCGGATGACCCATCTTGTAAGAAGCATATGCAAGACGCGGTGCAACATCCGCTTGGATATGCCGTTCAACCAGATAGGTTTGTAGTAGATTACCCAGAGTGTGATCTTCATTATTATTAAAGATAATTTCAACACCCTTCCGTGCACCTAGAGTGGCCTGGATATTTACTCCTGCAGGAATCTTCATATCCATGCTTTCATACTTCTGAATTAGCTTCTTGAGTTCTCGAATTCCCCTGTGAACAACTGCTGGAACGCTCATAATACCATTTGTTTCAATTTCAAAGTCAAAACTATAAGGTTCGTTCTTCTTGTCAACAAGAAAGCAACGCTGAATCTCAAGAGTCTTCCATTCTCGGCGCAGAGTATTAAGCTGAGTCGGATTTACCTGAGCAGTATCCTTGATTCGCTTAGACTCAATCAACCAGGACTGAAAGAAAGATTCCTGTCTACTCTGATCCGGATCAATTGTAAGACCATAGGAGCACTGGCACACAGGTGAATATCGAACATTCTCTTCTCCTGTTGCTACACTCGGATAGGCTACAATTTCAATCTGTTCCAGTGAATCCGCAGACCATTGAGGTCTTAGAGTTGTAATCATAATATGATCCTTGGTAATTGAATCTGCAGGAAACCATCTAGCAGTCTCTTCAGGAGTTAATTCATGCCATCCCTCGGCATCCTGAGTAAAGACCTTAAAATCCTTGGTTGTTACAACTAGACTTTCCTGTCCCGTATTTGCCACATTCAATTCAATCCTGTATTTCTTGGGATCAAATTCATCCACCGTGGTAAGTGCAATAGGAATCATTCCAATACGATGTGCAAGCATCTCATTTGGAAGCGGTGTTGTATTCTTAATAATTTGAACTTCTGACTCTTCAGGAGGTTCTGTCTTAAAACTAATGGTGGGAACCTTTGATTGAATAATTCTTACAATACTATTTGCAAGAGTTGTGTGACTGGGAGCTAGAGTAAAGGTTGCCCTTTCTTTCTTGCTCTGATCCGTCATTAGAGGGGCGCCTAATTCTGAGTAATTGCTGAACATTCTACTTTATCTGACCATAACAATCCTTTCAACTTTATGCGTAAGTTGGGAAAAAGCAAAAACTCATCTTAAACAAGGGATGCCACACCTGTGCTTTTACTCTGAAAAATGTAAATTTTCTCAATCTTTTCTTACAGAGTTGAAAAATTCACCTTATCTATCTGAATTCAAACTAATTTGCGTGGATCGTGATCCTCGGACTGGGCAGCTTCCAGCAATCGTCCAAAAAGGAATGACTGATAAATGGTTAACTGCTGTTCCCACGCTTGTGATTGATGGTGAAACAGGTCCGCGAACAGATTCAGAAGTGTTTAATTGGCTTTCAATGAGACGGTTGCAAGATGGGCAGAAAAGAGGTCCTAATCCTGGAGAGGCAGTTGCCGGTGAACCCAGCGCTTATGGAGTAGAACTTGCTTCTGGTAAATGGTCTGATTCCTATTCATTTTTTGACCAGTCTTTTGATGTAGCAAAAGGCACTGGATTTGATCCAATTCAGAAGAACTTTGCCCAGCTACAAGATTTTGGTTCACCTTCAGCTGCTGGAGGAAACTCAACTCCAGGGCAGACTGTTGTAACGCAAGCACAGCGTTCAAAAAAAGAAATGGCAATGGATAAGGCGCTAGAGGATTTTCAAAAGCAGCGACAAATGGATACACCTCTGCCCTTTGGTAGAAAGTAGCCTAAAGTTTATGAAATAATATAAAATAGGATAATGGAGAATGTTTCATCGCTTAAGAAATTTACGAATATTCTAGTTGCTTTTTTTGAGGATTTGTCAGAGTCATATCCTGAAGAGAAAGATATTCGCATGGCGGCAGAAGGTCTGCGTGCATTAAGTAAAACTAATCCGCGACTTATTCTATCAATGTTTATGACAAGCGTATATCCTGAATTCAAGGGACCCGTAATGGCACGAGATGAGAATGCGTTGAATGCTTTAGCCAAAAATAAATTGGGAAATGAATTTTCAGAGATTTCATATGCATATTGGATTTTTGACAAGCACTGGAAGAACATGTCAGAAACAAATAAGGAAAAGATTTGGAAGTATTGCACAGTGATTGTGCTTCTTGCAGAAAGGGTTACTTAGTTATTTATTACGACACATTACCTTCTTCGTCTCCGCCTCCGCCTCCGCCTTCGCCAAATTTTGCAAATGGATTATCCCCCTCTATAAGACTACGACTTAGTAGTTTTGAAGTTCGAGGTCTATTTCTATTTCTATTTCCTTCTGGTTGATATCTAGGATTTCTGCCAGTTAGATTTCTGCGATTTCTACGATTTCTGCCAGTTTGATTTCTAGCTCTTTCTCTTTCTCTGAATAACGGGTTTCTATTATTAAAATTCGCAGATCTATTATTATTGTTCCCTACAGTTGCAACACTTACGCCATTATTTGAAGCATTTCTTGATAACATAGGAGCATTAATTGACTCTACGTTATTTGGTTCATTAAAATTCCCCAATCTATTTATCAGACCAGGACTATTCGGATTACTATTAAACATAGTTTCTGTGTGACCAAGTATACTCTTCTTAGTTGAAGTTGCATAGGATAATTTTAAATTAATATGATCATACAGTTGATCAACCACGTTATTAATATCTTTACGAGCTTTATTTAGCATTCCTAAATTTTCACTAAATAGTCTGTAGTTTTCTGGTAATTTAAGTTTTCTAGAAAATAATTTTTCTGTAGGTGTTCCTTTTTTAAGAATTTGATTTATTATTGAACGAATTGTATCACTTGTTTCTTTAACTGTATTATTAGCTCTTGCTTCTGTAAGTAATTCTTTGAGTTCAATAAAAACTCCTTCTTCATCAATATTTCCTGTTTCATTTATGATTTGTTTCAACAGTGTTTTGATTGCATCTTCCGTATTAGGTGATAAATTAAAATATGATCCTCTTTCCATCCCTACTTTAAGATACGATTTTGCGGTAACCTAGCAGGTAAAAATCCTACATTAAATCAAGCATGTCAGAGGTCAGGCAGAGATTTATGGCCATTGTCACACAGTTTACGAATGAGTTGAGTCTTTCCTATCCTGAGTTGGGTCCAGCAATCACATCTTTTCTCAAGAAGAAGAATGATCAATTGGCTCTATTTGGTGCACTTGTTCCTGCGCTGAAGGAAGCGGTTTCAATCCGTAATAATGATTTTTTCCTAAAAGCAGCGAATCCTGGCCCGGAAGTATTACCAGGAATTCATTTTTCATCCAAGCTTTGGAAGGAGAGCAGTGCTGAAACGCGTGTTGTATTCTGGGATTATCTTGCATCACTCATACTTCTATTTAATTTGCAGCAAAAGAGTGCTGGTTCTGGTCCCGCTGGTCCCGCTGGTTCTGGTCCCGCTGGTGCCGGATCAGAAGAGATGCCTGATTTTACTGCAATGATCGATGAAATGACGAAGGGATTCAAGTCCGAAGAATTTAAGAAGATTTTTGAGAATTTGAAGACCACTTTTGATAAAATGGTGGATCTCAGTGGCTCAAGTCCTTTTGCTTCTGGTTCTTCCACCAGCAAAGTAGAAGGTGAAGGAGAAGACGGACCAAAGCCGGAGTTTAAGTTTCCTACAATACCCGATCACTTGCAGAATGGGCAGATTGCTAAGATTGCTGCTGAACTTGCAGGAGAATTCACACCTGCTGATCTTGGAATTGACCCCGAGCTAATGGAGAAGATGAATCCCATTCAGATCTTCGAGCACTTGCAGTTCGTATACACAAATAATCCTGATTTGTTGACGGGAGCAATGAAGCGTGTTGCCAAAAAGATTGAAAATAAGTTTACCTCTGGCGCCTTGAAGCGTGAAGCTTTGATGGCCGAGGCTAAGGAGCTCATGGAACATTTTACAGATAATCCCGCTTTCAAGGAAATGTTTCAGACATTTGGAACTATGTTTACCAATCCTGCAGAGATGTTCGGAGCAGGTGGCTCGGGTTCAGCCTCAGATCGTCTGCAGAAGGCGAAGGAGCGTCTACGAAAGAAGGCGGAAGAAAAGAAGAAGAGTAAAAAGTAAATCCCCACTTACGATAGGGATGAATTGTAGTGCTTTTTTTGTTGATGATCCATCCATTTTAGTGAAAGAAATAAGTGATTTTTTTCCCTTTCATGCTAGAGCCCGTCGTTGCACGAGTGTGGCACTCAATAGTTTTACTCGTTTTGGTTTACTGCTAGGTGTTATACTTAGTGTTATAAAGGGCGATGTGCGCTATTTGATTATAAGTCTGCTATTTCCTGTGTTAGCAGCGGGTGCATGGTATGGAATGAAGACTAAGCAAAGTGTGCGTGAAGGTTTTAGCGGAAGCGTCGTTGCAGGAACCAATGCTGCTGATAAGGTTGTTGCTGATGTAATTGGTCTCCAAGATCGGACATTGCCTAATGCTCCTAATCCATTTATGAGTGTTCTAAGCAATGAAATAAATAACAATCCTACTAAACCTCCTGCAGTCTATGTTAATTCTCCCGCTGTTAAAAAAGAACTGGATCAGTTCTTTGAAGTCAACCTCTATGGTGATCCTGGAGATGTATTTCAACGCAATCAGTCTCAGCGTGAATTTGTAAGCCCTCCTAGCACAAGTGTTCCGAATGATGCTGACAGTTATATGAATTGGCTTTATAGAACACCAGGCCAAACTTGCAAGGAGGGACGCTCATCGGTTTGTATTCCTTCTTCAGATTCTGGCCGTTACCCGCATTTAACATAAACATTTTTTTATATTCTCTGAATTAGAGAAATGAATGGGACATTTGAAGTAAATCAATTTACTCGTGTGCATGACGATAAATGCGGTGTTGACTCTTTCTATCGTCAGTCAGCCGGCCCTGGTATGTGGGCTTTGACAAATCTTGTGCCTTCATCTGATAGTGTTATCCCTAAGTCATTGAATAATCCCACTATTATTGCAGCGGAGGGCTACGGTATTAATCCGAATAAAGTCAATGACGACAGCATTCTCCGCAACCACGGAATACAGGAGAATTCTCAGCGCTGCCCCATCCATCCGCAGAGCCGTCCCTTCTTGACTGTTCCGTATATGGGTCGTGGTCGTGGGGAACCCGTGCTAGAGGCAAAGCTCCAGCAGTCCGAATATGTGCGCACGGGTAAGGATTGTGGCACGGTGACGGATAAGCCTTTCACGCAGCAGTTCACGCCTCTACTACCTCATGTTGAACGTAATATCCAGAACCCGGTTCACATTGTGCCGGAAGCTGCAGCGGATGGTTGGGTTTGGGGTGGAATTCCTAGCAGACAATATGTTCGGGATTTGAATACGTAAATATAAAAATGCTATAATTTAAAACATAATATTTATATCTCAACAAATTTCAGAGTCCATGTATGATATTTCCATCTATGGACTTGGAAAGAAAAGGATTAATTACGATCTTAGTGATTTGTCAAATAATCAACCTACCTGGAATGATTTAATTCCTTTAAAAGACAAAATACCTGGTTTAGATGATTTTCGTCTTTTAACAAGAGATATTGAAGATGTTAGTGGTTCACGATGGCTTCCTGCATTTCAGTGGGATTCTTTACTTTCATCGGGTTCCTATGGAAAAATCTATAAAGGACTTCGGGCTGTCTATGTAAATCAAGGCAATTATCAATACAAATTACTTGAGAAACAGGAAACAATTGTTTTAAAAGAAGTTGAAGTGGAAAAGAATTTGAAACGGGCTGAATATGAGAATGCTGTAAAAGCCATCTTATATGAAGCAACGATTCATGCGCTTGTTGTGCAATGTTTTGATCGGATTAATTGGTCTTTTGCAGTTCCTAAATTGTATGAAATATTTTCACGAGGTTCTGCCGAGAATCGATCCATTCATGATATCAAAGAAGTTGTTTTCTGCATGGAATATATTCGTGGAAAAACACTTTTTACTTATCTAAATGATAAATTTAGCCGCGCTCCTAGTGTGACAAATGATGCGCTTTATCTTAGGATTCTAGCAGAGATTGCTTTATTGCTGAATCAAATTCAAATTCATTTGCGGATGAATCATCGAGATATGAAGGTGAATAATATTTTAATTCGTAATAAGACACCGGATGCAATACCTGTATTTAAGACATTTTTTCCTGCTTTGGAAAAGTTTGATTCATTTGATTTTAATTTAGTTTTAATTGATTATGGTTTTGCTTGCATTGCATGTGGAGAGGAGCATGATACACCAGAAATGAGTCTGCTTGAAGCTGGATCATGGTTTGGGCCGACGGATGCATGTTTCAAGTCGGGGCGTGACTTAGCTCAATTTATTTATTGCATGGAGTGTTTTTATCCTTCGCGTCAATATCTGACGGAACCTCTTTGCAAAATGATTCAACAGTGGTTATCAATTCCTTGCTCGGATGGATTGGCTCATTTAATGAATGGAATTGCACCCAATGGCAAACCGTATACGTTTCCCAAAAAGATTCTTTTTGATACGGGCATATATGAATTTTTACGAAGAGCAGAAGTAAATCCTTCCCACTGCGCACCGCAAACTATATTGGATGATATTCGGGTTTATTATAATAATCATTAAAGCTTGCGTGTTTTATGCTGGGATTTTGCTTTTTTTTTTAAAGTGCTTTGTTGTCCATCTCTTGGGGGGTTTTGTCTTGGATTTGGTAATTGAGCTGAAGGAGCGTTTTCTGTAGATGAGCCAGCTTTACTAGGGTCTAAAGTTAATCTGTTTGAAGATGTAAGAGGGCGAGTGCTAGCTCTAACTCTACCACCAGCATGAGGGGCAGCGCCAGCAGAATTATCAAAGCCACCACCTCCTCCACCTCCTCCACCAAGACGAAGGGCGCCAGCAGAATAATCAAAGCCACCACCTCCTCCACCTCCTCCACCAAGACGAAGGGCGCCAGCAGAATAATCAAAGCCACCACCTCCACCAAGACGAAGGGTGGCAGCAGGACGAGAAGAGGCAGCAGCGGCAGCAGGACGAGAAGAGGCAGCAGCGGCAGCAGAATAATCAAAG